ATTCTATCAATCATCCTAATGCTGGTGCTTGATCTATAAAAATCAAGAGTAGATTTGATGGCGGCAGTGTTGCCAATATTAGAAATATAGATAGAATTGATTTTATAAGATTTATTACTGCTAGCCGGATTAGAAACAAGCACCGTAGCGGCTGTACCTATGGTAGTACTGGTTGTTTTTCCGTAAACTGAAGTAATTGCGACTAAATTTGGTGCTGCCATCTGGGTATCCTAGCTCTCTTTATTGTGTATTTATGAGATTTAATATGTATGGATCCTGTCCCCAGGATTGTCATTTTCGACGTACTTTAACATAGCAACATTTTGGGATTCCTACTTGTCCGTGTTGTGTCATCATAGTCCAACTAAACGTATCGTTGCCTGTAAAACCAATTTTAGGCACGTAGACAATTGTCCTTCTATCTGTTGACAGTCTGGCATATCCGTTGTAGGGCTGTGTAAGTATAACCGGTTCTGAGTATAATCCATTGCTAACGTGTACGTCCAAGGTAACATTTGCTACTCCCGAGATTGTTCCGTTTTTAATCATTGATGTTCTAGCCAATACATTTGATTCAAAATATACAGCGCCGGCGTCACTGGAAGATATTTGCCAAAATCCATTAAAAATATTTGGTTCGCAACCGTAAATTTGTACGTTACTGTTAGCATAAAAAGTTGCACCGGGTTTGTAATTTACTTTGTATTTTCTACCCACCACTGTTCCGCCTTGAATTGGCCATTCTTCTAATAGGAACTCGGTGTATTCTTTGCGCTCCAGGGGTACTTGTATATTTTCTAAAGGAACTTTTAATCCTCCCCACCAGTGCGATCCTTTGGTATCACAGATAAATTTTAAATTTCCTGAAATAGGTTCACTAAATTTCACTATTCGCCCAGTGACATTGTATGCTTCAAACGATCTCGGAAAAAACGTAGGCTGCTGTCTTGGGGTATTGATCAGTCTAATCCCATCAATATAAACTTCCACCCATTCAGGCGCACTAGGATCCCAGGGCAACTCAATAACTGTTTCGCTATTGGCCACATAGGCAAATTCTAATGCGTCCCGTTCTCCCTCTGTGGTGTACCTAACTTTAGTATCAAGTCTAACATCAGGAATTACAGGAATAACTATTTCAAAATTTGGAACTCTTAACATTAGCCGCCCCTAATTAACCAGGCCACAGGATATCTTCCCTTGGGCAATGTACAAACTAATCCAGTATCTAGTACTACGCGATATGTCCAGTAGTCTGTTCCATAAATTTTCATTGGATTAAATTCAGAGTATTTCTGGGCTGCTTCTACTGCGTCTTCCAGTGTAACAAATGCGCCATACAAATCGCTAATGTCCTGGTACCAGTCAATGCCCTGATCAATTTCTCCTGCGTATGCTTGCCCAAATGTCTCTCTACCAACACGAATAGGTTGACTCTTTGGTGCAGTAATCACGGCGTCTCCGCCTAATATCTGCAGGCCAAAGTTGCGTACTTCTGCGTCTACTAGCACATCTGGTTGTTCTCTAACGTAAAGACGTTGGTTATTTACAGCAGTATATTCTTGTGGTAATTCTCTGGTGTAGTCTCGTTGATTGTTTACTTCCCCGTACTCATTTGACGACTCGCGCACATATCCGTATTGTGCCGTTAAATCTGTGCCTTGCGCTTCTGTTTTGAATTCTGAACGGCCAGTCATTGAACGATCTCTATCCACAGCAAAGGTCAAGTAACCAGACACTATGTCATTCAATTGAATTATATCGTAAGTATCTTTTCCTACCATCTGTGTGCCTGTACCAAGAACTTTAAATTCTAGTGCCGGCGGAATTGGTAGGGAGACCACTGCGTCTAATTTCACAGAAGGCAGGTCTCCTACGCTAACAAATGATTGGTTTCTTTCATATATGGCAGTTTGGAATTGGATGTTGTCTGTGCCAAGTACCTTGTATTCTGTACTATCTGTATACACAGATTCGGCATCGGCCCGCAAATATTCCATTGTAGATATTGCATATTGCTCGGCACCAATATTTACATAAACACCAGTTTCGGTTTTGTAGTTTAGTACAGTTTTTTCCGGGTCCATTGACTGGTCAAATCTAAAATCACTGCGAGAAATACTTGGTATATACGGATCGCTGATTAGTTCTATACCAACAATTTTTGTTGGGTCGGATGGATCAATGCTGATGTAATGGTCTGCGCCCACGCCTGGTATCATTTCACCAAAAGCATACTGGTATGTAGTTAGCGTTGGCGATTTACCATTGAAAGAATATTTCTTATTAAGTTTCTCCGGTGGAATAAAACCAACTTGGTACTCCCCCGGGGTAGATATATCTTCTTTTGTTGTGTTGTAGCTATAGTGGTCCGTTACTACTTCTATACCAGTAACACCAAAGCCAAACGTATCAACGCCCGAAAGCGATGCAAAGATGCGTGGAACTTTTAATAAGTTATCGTTAAAACTATCGGGCGTTGGTGCAACAAAATTTATTATTTTATTTTTATTAATATCTGATATTGCCGACATAACACTTAATATTCTATCTAAGTTGTTCTCAGACTTGTTTTGTTTAACACCTAGTAAATGTTCTTTATTAGTATCTGTTTTTGCTGATATAACTTTAACCAGTTGTGCCTTGTTAAAAGCTGATTTGCTACTGTTGACATTGAGTATTCTAGTCACGTCAAGTTGATTGGTACCAACCGCGCCAGAAAGAATTCTAATTTTATTAATCTTACCGCGACCGGCATTTACCGATATGAATCGCGAGCCAACAAGTCCTGCTTTTATACTTGAGTACAGAGACCGTGCATTTTTGTTTAATTCTTCTTTTAGAGATTGACTGGCGATTCTAGGTTGATTTATTTGTTCTTTTAACCCACTTCTAGTTTTACTGTAACGAGGTTGATTTATTTCTTCCTTGGCCGGTCTCTTATATGGTTTAATAATATTTGGTCTATTGAAACTTAATTTCACTTCGCCATCTTTACCAACTAACTGTAAAGTTTTAGCGTCGCGATCAAACTCTATTGTTGGGGCAAAATCTTTTCTATCAACGGATTTATCAAATTGCACTGGCACATAACTTACAAAAGTTGTGTTCTTTAATTTTTCAGGATCTCTACCATCTTCTGGAACGTGTTGTTTGTTTGTGTCCAACTCCATTGAAAAATTATAAGATATAATATCTGTTTCTTTTACAAATTGGTTATCGGGTGCAAAATCTTTTCTGTCATTGGCTTTGTCAAGTTTGGATGTAACTGCGCCAACCGTATTGATAAACGGACTAGGATCAAATGTTAAGTTATAGGAGTCCGACATATATGTATCAACATTAAATTCCAAGGTTGCGTTGTCGTCGGTTATTATTGGATTTCCTACTGCTATCTCCTGTGTTGCTGTGAATACTTTTCTATCTGTAGAAACATCTTTGCTTACATTACTATTGGATACATCAAATAATGTATTTTTTTCTAATAGCACATCGTAGACGTCTGTACCAACAATGTCGTTAAGATTTTTATCTAGCTCCAGCACCGAAGCTCGAGCGTTTATATACCCATCTAAATTTAAGTCCTGTGTCGCAACAAAAACTTTTCTGTCAGCTCTTTTTTCAATTATAAGAGAAGAAACTTTACCTATCAGCAACTCATTGAACTCAATTTGATTGGTTAATCCGGCAACCAGTCTCCCTTGAGTTTCTTCAATTTCTTCGTCGTTTTTAGACCAAGCTATTGTATCAACATATTCAAGTGTTTCTTTAGAAACAAACTGTTTTCTATCAGCCGTTCTACTTACTTCCCAGGCCGATGTTACTGTGGCCATTACGTATTCGCTACTATCTGGATTTGGTACATCAAAGCTAGTAACAGAGTCGGGTTGTATTGGGTTCAAGGTTTCAGAAGAAACTGTCCAATGTTGGATCTTCCAACGGCCAATTTCAATATCAATGAATCCCTCGTCCCCGTCTTCTATGTGTTGTGTTAATACTACTGGGCCATCATAATATGTTATAACGTTTCTAGCAATAGCCAATGTATTTTGTTGTGTTCTGTCGGGTATTCCCAGAGCATAATTGCCGGTGATTAGTGTAGCAGCCGAAATATTGGCTGTTTGGTTGGTAATTACATTTCCGTTAATTACAAGATAACTATCGCCGCCAGATATTGTTACATTTGCAGTTGAATAAATTGTTGGCATACCCATCGGAATGACATTGGCTGTTTGGTATTGAATTTCAGGAGTTAGTGTAATATTTTTGTAAGTGGCGGTACCACCAACGATAGTCGCTGTGCCTTCAACCAACCTATCAATTGCTCTAGTGTAAGGACGCACCAGTGTACCAAAGTTTATATAGTTTAGCACACCTAGCAATTTATTTTTTACAATAAATTCGTAATTACGAGGTCCCACTAGGTAAACAATTCTTTCATCAAATCTCTTTGGACTTGATTTAAAGGCAATTCTTATGTTGTCACCTATACCAAATTGTTGATAGTAATTTCCAGACACCACAGTGTTATTTCTTTTAACTACAACATCATAATAATTCGGAATGACGAAATCATACAAGCTAGGAATAGACATATTTGGCACAACAATTTCAATTGTCTTGTTTGGGTCTATATCATTTAATGTATAAACAATTGGGTTAATGTCCCCTGGATTAATTGTAATCGGTATGGCAAACTGTCTTTGTCCAATGGTTAGTATAGGTGCGCTAGAAGTTTCATACTGGTCTGTATGTCCAGTTGGTATTTCTACTTTAATAACATCGCCTGCAACAACCAGAACTTGTCCTGTATAAATTTCATTATTGACACGAAGTACTCCGTACTCTAAGCTAACCAAGCAAGGCTGTGTTTTTGAAGATAATGTTAACTCGGTGATGTATATTCCACCAGGAGGTGGTTTACCAATTGGAATTGATATACTTCTAGGAAAATATGTTTGTGCCACTGCGGTAACTGTGTATGTATACGCAGATTCTCCTAATACAAAGCTAACGGTTATTGCACCAACTTCTTGTGCGGCAACACTAATTACAATATCATCCTTGTTGAGTAGCAATGCGCCAGCGTCTCTCCAACTTTGGGTTCTAAAACCATTAGCCCATATGTATGCATTCTCTGAAGTGAATGCAGGAATAGGATTACTGGCAATAGTTTTTAAAGAAACAATGTTACTTGAAATATGTGACGGTGGACCAGTGCGTGTTTCAAATGCTGGGTCAATTACTTTGTAAACAGCGTTTTCATCTAAGATATTAAAATCTTTAAGGAAATGGCTGGCAATGATAGTGTCATCTAATACGCTAACCCAGGTAACTTTATCAGGAAAAACAATTTCTTCAAGTAATACCATTGACGTATTATAAACTTTAACTCGTTCGCTGTCATTACCACATACATAAAGTTTATTGTTATATACTTTTGTATAACTAGGACTAAAATTTACAGTACGTATCGGTGCTTCAAAAGCATTGGTAACCGGATTGTAAACCAATATCCAGCCTTGTTCCCCTTCGGGAATATAAATTTTGCCGTTGAAGTTTGCCGGTTGTCCTAGAGCAATACCTTGGTATATTTCTGTAAAGTTGCCGCTGGTATCCATCAATATAATTTTTTGGCTTTGAGTAGTTAGTAATGCGCCCGACGCACCGGGCAACCAGGCAATACCAAATGTGTATTCATCGTAATTAAAACTGGAAATTATTTCAAATCGATTGCTGGGATTTATGATCCAGCAAGTGCCGTTACCACCAGCATACAAGTATGTGCCATCGTAGGTTATGCAACTAGCCGGTGGTATTACTCTACGGCTTCTTGCTCTGCGTAGATATGTTACAATATCTTCCCCAGGTATACGTGTTATGTAGGTTAAGTCGCCGGCAAACTCACTGTAATTACGCAATGCAATAAATGGAGGAAGACCAAAGCTACTACTGTTTAATAATATTTCGCTGGCTTCTCCGCTGGTAGTTAAAACAATTACACTGTCTCTGTCAGGAATCCTAACATAATCAATTGGTGCGCCTAAAAAATACGATCTTGTGTACTCTACTGCATATTTGTTAAAGAAATAAACTGATGTAGTATTTGGATCCATCACCACGTGTTGTTCTGGTTGCGTAATTGCACCAGACAAATCGTAGGGATTCAACGGAGTGATATTTCCACTGGCATCTCTGAAACTAAAAGTATGCTTGTCTGGGAAATAAGAGAACCATCTCTTTTTGGCTTCGAGTGGTTTTACGTGAATTGTATAATTGCCAACTGTGGCAATGGCAAAACTTTGTTTTATGCCATCAATCTTATAATAGAAAAAGGTGTGCGAAAGGTACTGAGGCGGTGCAACCACTGTTGCCTCAACTGTTGCACCTGCAGGTACTGAGATTAGACCGCTAGCAGACGAACCGTTTACTTTAATAGAAAAACTGGTTATGGCCTCTAGTACCATACCAGTTCGAGCTGTAAAACTAGTGGTGTGCTGGTCTAGAGGTGTTGCTCTCGATATTGAAGGGAACATTTACCACCTCTTACTCTTTGTTGCTGCCAGTGTCTCCTTAGTAGCGACCTGTTCCGACATTAGTTAAACTAGAGCCGGCGGAGGATTAGGATTTGTATTTTCTGCTATCACCATAATACGCATCTTAGTACCAAAGCTACCGTGTGCCCACATCGCGTGATATCTACGAGGAGTTAATTTTGCTTGGCCGTATGCATCTATAACTTTTTCACCATATACATTTACAGTAATATCAGCACCGCCGCCAACTACGTCAGCACTTACTGTGCCTACCATATCTAATTCGTCTGCATACTTGAATCGACTGGTATTTAAGTTATTTAAAAATGTAATAACGTACTCGCCGTTTTCTGTTAAACTTTGTTGTTGATATGGGTTAATAACTGCTCCGCTATCGTCAGAGTTTAATGTAGCATCTTTACGTGCGCTAGGAACACCTAGATCGTGCTCACGTACAACAAACTTGTAGAAAGCATTATTTGTACTGTTCACACAGAACAATGGGCGATTTCCTGGAACGGCATTGTTGATAGGAGTTGTTAATCCGCGAACTATGCCAGTCTTTTTGTCCACTGGGCGTTGTGCTAATAACCAGCTATAGTTCTTTCCGGATTCCTCAGGATCCGGGCCCCATACTGAAAGAAACAGTCCGTGATCGGTACAGGTAATACGATAGCTCATTGGTACAGAATATTGTGTGTCAATGTTTTGTCCCAGGTAAACAGTTTTAGGACCAGCAACAGCCCAACGATTAACAAATAGCTGTCCTGGATCTGTGACGTTTGGGCCGTCCCAGGTTTGTGGGCTTGTATAAAAAGCTGGTTTACCTGTATAAGGTGTTGGCTTGTTGTATCTGGTTGCTTCTTCTGTTATGTCAAAGGTATTAGTCCAACGAGCGCCAGTGTTACCAGGGGGCTCTACAAAATCTACACCCTTGTATGATGGCCACTGATACGATGAGAAGTCAACTTTTCCCGGATCGAATGCGGCGTGGTTATAGTAGTACTGCGGTGTTTGGACTGAAGATTGATTCCAGGCAGTAACCGGGTTGTTGTCGTTATCCAACGCCAATGTAGATGCAGTACCTAAATAAACAGCCATACCAAAAATGTCTTTCTGATCTGGCTTTTCCACTGGGTTTGGCGAAGCACCCACTTTTACCAGTGCGGTTCTATCTTTCCAGTTATTAAGCTGGAAAGCAATGCGCCAAGGATCAGTTGCATTAAACGGATCAATGTTCAATGTGCTTTCCAGGATAACTAGATAAGGCTGAGTCACGTCAAATGGTGTAGCCAAGTCCAATGTCGTTGGTGATATTACATTAAAATAAGACTTAGCCGGGCCAGATTCTGGTGATGCATTTGCCCCTGTTAAATCTTGAACTATAGATCTAAGAAGAACGTGTACGTTAATCTGACCTTCGCCTGAGTATGTTGTTACTGTGTTAGCCATTGCTATTCCTTAATATTAAATGCCTGTGTATGTAATTGTTACGCTGACTGTTTCGCTGGTGCCATCAAGAGTCAACGTTAAAGTCTTGCTTGGGCCAACAGTTGGATCTGCAGTAATATTGAACAGTGCAAAATCAGTGTTTGTGTTAACTGTGAAGTTACCAGTTAAACTTGCTCCGCTGATATCGGCCGATGTCACTCCTGTAATAGTATAAGGAACAGATGTACCATTGCTTACATTAGTTGTTGTTAATGTAATAGTCAATGCATTACCTTGCTCTATTGGATCTGGAGCACCTGTTACTGCGCGAGTGGGCGTTCCGCCGCCACCGCCGCCACCGCCATAAGTTTGACCTGGAACGTAGGTATAGAAGAAGTCTTTATCTGCGTATCCTAAATCTTCAGCATTTTTAGCTCTGAGTGTAAATTTAATAACTGTTGGCTCTGAGTAATCCATAGTGGCAACTGTACCTTGGATTTGGCCGCCGGATGTAACTTCCAGTCCTTTTGGTAAGCTACCACGGGCTAATGTGTATACTGGGTCTAGCTTATAAGCTATACCGTCTGGTTGTGCTTGTACACCAAATGTAACTGGCTGTCCGTCGATTACATAACCCAAGTCGCCATTGCCGCCACTGGAGTTGTCAATCCATTTAGGACCAGCCGGTGCCCACATAACAGCCAAACGCAATCCTGTGTTCAATGCACCGCTTGGAGGCAACGCACGATAACTACGTGGTCCCCATTCGCCGTATGTTTGGAATTGAATGTCTTGTCCGCTCATTACAACGTCGGCGCTAGTTGTACCAATCATATCCAACTCTTCTGTGTAACGGAAACGTGGTGTTGTTAAGTTGTGAGGGAAACTTAACAAGTATGTTTTATCTTCTGTCAGGGCCACTTGCTGATTGCTATTAAAAATAGCGTGGTTGTCGGGGCTGTGTGCATCAGCCAAAACACGGAAGGCTGCTAATCCTGGTGGGCTATAAGTCCAATCTATACCAATGTTGCCAGCTGGTGTTGTTCTAAAGGGCTTGGTTGATATTTGTATAGTGTTACTACTAATTACATTACTAACCAATCCAATTAAATTACCGTTGGCTTCGTATATAGTACTACCAACAGATAGTTCTTTTGTGAATATCGGCTCCACGGCGTCGCTGTCTGTGACGCCAGTAAGGTTCCAAGGTCCTTTGTTTGTAACTGTATTAGCAGAAATGTTACCACCAATATTGGAAACAAGAATAATGTTTCCAGATCCGGGCAATGGTGCCGGGCCGCTGGTTGGGTGAAGAATATCACTTTCTCTAACCACAGACTTATAATACTTGTAGTTGACTCCGTTGACGTGGAACACTGGAGACTTGCCATATGGCAATATAGTTCCGTTTTCGTCTTGAGTGAAACCCAAGATACGACCAGTATTACGATCAACTGGTCGTTGAATCATTACCCAGTTAAAATAGTTACTGTTTGAAGTGGTCGCGGCACGTGTGGTCGACCAAGTACCTTCCCAAATACCCAAGAAGAAACCTCTATTGGTAATGCTTATCAAGTAAGTTAATGGAAATGTCTCTGGGTTTGGTCCAACACGCAACTTACGATTGTAAAATCCCTGATTCAAATTCTCTGAGCTAAAAATACCACCAGGTTGTGCGGCACCAATACTGCCCACGTTGTCAATGACTGTACCTGTATCATCAGTGATTGTGCTAACCTTAACTTGTCCCAATGCCTCGTCATACTTCATCTGCAACGATGTTGCAGCAGATCCTTTGGCTTTTTGATCTTCAATTACTTCAAAGCTCACTAACCAAGGTTGACGATCAGCTGGTGCCAATGTTCCATCATTCAACGGATCTATCAGTGGACCGGCTTCTAGTGCAAAGGCAAAACGTGATGGGCTAGCATCTTTGCTCAATGTACATTGTACGCCCGAAGGTGTTGCTGTGGTTGCTGTTGTTGATAACTCAATGGTACCTGTGGGTTCTACTGTCCAAACTGGATAGTAGTAATCGCAATAAAGATCACTCATTCTGATTACGTTGCCAGCAGAGTTGACTTCGGTGACTACAAAATAAGGTGCAGGTCTACTAACACCGTTGTATAACGGTCTTGTTCCATCGGTCACATATAGTTTTCGTCCAACTGTGTGCCCTGTACTAGAAGTCACAACAGTGGCCTTCCAGGCCTTTAACTTGCCAGTGACTGGAATACCAAGACTTACACCATTGGTAATTGGTATAAAACCATTGGCTGTTAAGTCGGCGTAAATATCAACGAACGCGGCGGCTATAGTAGTATATCCTGTTCGTTCTACTGAAAAAAAGTGCTGTGGCGTATTTAAATTAAATGCCATTGTGTAATCTCCTTGCCTGCAGGCTTATGTTCTATCATCATAAAGTTATTTATCAGTTTCAAATATTGTTTACGTAGTAGTATGCCAATCGTTATCATACCAAACGTACATTTTTGAGGTGTTTCGAATAATTATCGATTGCCCTGTGTATCCATCAATGGGCAAAGAATCTACTACATTCATATCGTAAATTCCCGTTCTAGTGTCGGTTACGCCTGCAAAATAAGTTAAATTTATATCCACATTTCCATTGATACCATCAATGTTGCTAACTCGGGCATATACCCGTTGTTCTGCTGGATCTTCTTGATTGGCAAAAATGCTGTATTGTCTTTGTTGTATTACGCTACCGTCGTCCAATAATACTGTTCCGTCATCGGTTAAGTGATCCAGCGTAGCCCAAAAAGTATAAGGGTTTGTTTCGTTTTTTTCTTTAGTGGCAAAAACTTCTACTAGACAGGGCCGACTAACTGTTAGGCCGTACACAATACTGCTGACCCCAATATCCATATCAAATTCTTCTATTCCGCCAGCTGGTAAATCATTGATAAAATAATTCCATTTTTTACGTTCGATGCCTACAGAATTCTTAGCCCAGCGGGTACCTTGAACACCATCACTGATAATTACGTCTCCGGACTGTCCAGAGTCTGTGGGCAGTGTAAATGCATTGGCTACTGTAATGCTATTACCAGTTATGTTGTTATTAGCAATAATGTTACCTTCAACAAACAACGTGGCAATAGTTTCTCCAATGTCAACTGCTGGGGCAATGTGTACAGTATATTCGGGACTGCTGGTGTTAATACCAACTCGACGACGGTTAACATCAAAGTAGATTAGATTGCCATCAACACTGAGATCCAGACCCTGACGTTCAAGGTCTGCAAATAGCATTGGTCCCGAAATACGTCCGATAGCCATTTTAGTTTTGTGTTACTGTAGTTCCGTATCCGTGCAATACGACGATAGGTTGGGCATTTCCGGGGGTGCTGGTAAAGCGAATAGAGTCTCCATTGACTTGAAAAGCTACACCTGGGTTTTGAAATACGTTGCCAATGAATACTAACAATCGAATCTCGTCACCGGAGTTATACGAAAAACTCATCGGGCCAAAATCTCTGTCTGTACCATTGCCAGTAAAGGTATCTTTGGTTAGTTGTACTACACCTTCTGCGGCAAACGTTCTCCAGGCACCAAGGCTATAATATTGTATCTTGTTGCTGGTTTCGTTGTATCGAACCAACCCGTCTACTGGGTTTGTTGGGCCGGCTGCGCTAGGACTATAAGGCACACGGATAGCATAGCCACCTGCGTGAAGTTCTGTATTTTTAACATAACGTCCCATTGTTATACACCAATGTTATTTACAGTGGCTACAATTACACTGTCCACCGGAGACCAAGCATATAGACTATCTCCATCGTCTAGGATAATTTTTTCTGTGTCAATGACATAGGTGTCACCGGCAGTCAAATTGACATTATAATAAATGACATTGGTAAGACCCGCGGACTCCCCAGATGGCACTGCGTGAAGATGAAACTGTGCTGGCGCTGTACCGGTGTTACAAAAATATGCAACCACTACATCATTAGTACCAACGCTGGTATAAATGGCAGTTGGGGTAGATGTCAATAATGTGCTTTGAATAGCCATAACTTATCCTATAATATCAATGAGTATACAAACGCCTTGCGTTTGGTAATTAATTCGTTTCCTTGAACTTTTTCGTTGGCTACAAAAAATCCAGTGTCACCTTCTTTAGTAGCTTTAGCATAGATTGTACTGTATCCTGCCTTGGGCACAGGGTCGGTGGTAATTTGTGGTAATCGAACAATAGGCCCAATTTCCACAGCCTCACCAGGATCTGCGGTGATCATAAAACCGTTAACGATTAAGTTGCCACCTAGTTTGGGATTTTTATCTAGTTCAACAATTGTTCTACTAAATGCATTCCATAGAGTACCATCTATAGTATATTGCCATTCCGTTGTTGATTCGTGCCAACGAAGTCCTACTTTAGGCAAAGCACCTCTATCAATTTCAATACCAGCATCTAAGTTAGGGCCGCCTGCTTGCCCTGCTGCCAATGTAATAAAATTATCGTAGATAAAAGTGTCAACAGATTCAACCTTACTGCTGGTGCCAACTACAACCAAATTACCGTTTATAGTAACTGTGGTTGCCGTAACATCAACATTACTGCTGAGTGCTGTTAAATTGTAATCACTGTTTATTCGTTTTATGACGGCCATAGATTGTCCTAAGTTAGTGTATTTATGTCAGTTGAATTGATAAAAAAATAGCCGCTTAAGGCGGCTATTTTTATACGGCAATACCGGTTTAAGCAATGTTCCAGTATTCGTATGACTCAATCCATACATAACCTGCAGGGGGTGTAACTTGGTTAACGCTGGCAATCCAGCCAGCTGTTGTACCATTTCTTAGTGTAACTTTTTTGCTGGTAATTTTAGATACCGTAGTTACATCACCATTGGGCAAATGTGCGTGTAGTGCCATTTCACCAGCAGCAAGGTCGTTGTCGTCTGCACCCGTCATTGTGTAGATGTTGCCATCTTCAAGAAGGAACTTTTTAGATCCTTTTTGTTTAACGATTCTAGAACCGCTTAAACCTTCGGCATTGTAGATTGCTACGATATCTGCTAATTTGTGTTTGTTAATTGGACGTCCCATTTTAAAAACCTGACCCTTCTGTTGGATTATGTGAAAATTCTAAGTCGTTACCGTTGTACTTTGTTCCGTCTGCGGCCTGCAAATAAATTTGGGCTTTACATCCGCCAGTGAATTCACTGAACCAAATACGAATTGGATACCATTGCTGTCCAGCTAGTGTAACAGAGTTAGCATTTGCAACGCCTGCTATAGTTGCGTTAGCTGGCAAGACTTTATTGGTACTGCCCAATAAACGTGTTGCGTTTGTTGGAGCATTTAATGCGTCTGTCCCAATCCACATAGCAATGTGATCGTCGCTTTCTGCGTAGAAGTTATAGTTTTGTGCAGTACTACCCGGAGCACGTACATAACCTTTCCATTCAATGGAGAAATTATGTTCACCTAGGCCGTCACCATCGGTTTGTTGTCCCCAGCTTACATCTTCATCGGCAATAGATTTGATAAAATCTGCTGTGTCAAAGAAGCTGTAGTTCCACGATGCCGGAACTGTATTGTTAGCGGCACAGAAATTACCATCATATTTGTTACGTAATAAACCTGGAGTTGCGTTAGTAACACTGGCTACGTTGCTCAATGGGTTATATGGAGTGCCTTTGTTTGCAAATGTAATACCTGCAAGTGCAGTGGCAGCAGTTCTATACGTACCAGATCCAGGAACCGGATAGTCACCGTTGATATCATCACCTTCTAAGTCGTCACCATCTGTTAGTGTACCATCTTCGCCAGCTTCTTCAATTTGTACTCGAGCATCGCCGGTGTTATTGCCAAAGGACCAAGGCATAGATTCGCCATTGATTGTAACTTTGTGAGTGGCAATTTTTGTAATTTGACCAACGGTGCTGTTGTCATAGGCCACTGTAATAGACATTTCGCCTTGGCTTAAATCTGCACTGGCTTTTTCTACTAGGTAGCAAGTTGCGCGGTTGCCGTCTTTATCTTGGCAGATAAAACGCTTGCTGCCGGTTTGTTTTACAATGAATCCAGGGACACTAGCGTCACCGTTGAAAAATTGTACTTTTAGGTTATCTGCGACATTGACGCCGAAGTACCTTTTATTAAGGGGTCTTCCCATTTGTTTTCTCCTGTTAGCGTTCTAGGCCTACGCGGTGGGTGCCGCATAAATCATACTGAACAAAATATTTATCGTTTTGCCTTAATTACATTGCAAAATAACTACTAAAGTTTGATTATTGTGTACATAGCTAAAATAAATACTTGTATGATATATACTACCTCCCAAGACAACGATAGACTAATGTACCTTAACAACCCCGTTGAGTTTTATAAATTAGTTGACCAAACAATAAGCTCTTTCATTGAGGATGCTATTTTTACCTTAGATGGAGAGTTCCAACAAGGATTCATCTATTCACTTGGAGAAATACAGCTATTAATTGACACAAGACAACGAGTATTGTTTAAAGAAATTTCAGGAGAAAATAATCCTACTAGAGTTGCACGTTTAGAAAAATTAGTCAATGATGCTATTACTATCGTTGACAGTTTGCTGTATGCACGAACCGAAGAAGATCTAAGTTATAAAAAGAGATTTGATTTTGCATTTAAAACGTACCTAGACCAGTTTAATTCCAATAGCATAGATCCAAACAAACGTACTAATATAGATGAGCTGTTTTTTGGCTTACTATAATTCACTATAAAATTAAACCAATAAAAAAGCGCCCTAAGGCGCTTTTTTGTTTTGTTGATTAAAAATCAATCGTAGCTTAAATTACCGCCACGCAATTCAGCGTTCCAAACGTAGCAATCTTCGTTGGCGGCAGCATTAACTGCATCTTCTAGTAAACCGTTGCGGTTACCATCTCCGGCTGATCTACCAGCAGGAAAAGGTGCAGTAGTTGCAGAAGCAATAACAGTTACCATTGAACCGCTAGGACGGCCAACTACGTATAGTTCTAAGCAAGTCTGTAGTCCACGGATAACTTGAGCAAAACGACTGTCAGAATCTTCGTAGTCAGTTTCAATGTTGTTATCGCAGTCAACTACGAAAACAGCAAGTTCACGTGTTCCAAATGTTGTTGATGGTTGAGCCTTGATGTAGTTGGCTGCAACTGGGGTTCCAATTAATGATGGCATAATATTTCCTTTGTATATTACTACTTGTTGAGTAGACAAACATATTTATTGTATATCCAATAAAAAAGGCTCCGAAGAGCCTTTTTTTCCTTCCCATCCCTGGGCATTCCGATTTTACTGGAATGATAGGTTCTGAACAGCGATCTCAGAAACGTAGTCGCCTGCGTTGCCTAGAGAAGAAGCTGTGTTGGTCAACTCAATGTAACCATAACGTGTCATAAAACCAACTACTGGTTCAAAAGTAGCTGGGTCAAGAACAACGCCAGAGCTCATTAGAGGAATGTAAGGGCAATAGAACGCGGCTGCATCAGCCTCGCTAGAACCTTTGTAACCAACTAATACTGGTGTGCTGTCGTTAGCATAGCTATCAACGTAAACACGCATTGCGCTATTCAATGTACCAACATACTTAGTGTTTGTTGGAGCTTCAAATGTACCTTCTGTAGTGCGAGCAAAAGCAGAAGTTGTAGCAGACTGTAGAACAGTCAATGCGGCTGGAGATACGATAGCCCAGTTACCTGCGCCACGACGTGTGCGTTGAGCGATCAAGTTACTTGCGCGGTTAACTAGAACAGCTAGAGCAGCGTGTTCGTCACCAACGAAAGTAGCAGTACCAGAAACAGCAGCCTGGTCGTATGTGAACTCAGTAGCTGCCAAGGCACGTAAAGAGCCTAGGATTTCTTGGTCGATTTCAACTGTGATTTCTTGTGCTAGAGCAGCCATAATTTCTGCTTCAACATCCAAACCGTGCATTGCTTGTGCATCTTGCGCGGCTTCAAATGTCCAACGTGCAGACATTTTACGTGTTTTAGCTTCAACAACTTGCTTAACGATCTGAACGTTGATTTTACGTCCTGGTACGCCTTCAAGTGCGCTTGTACCAGCGGCGCGGCCAGTGGCAGCATCACCAGAGTAAGCAACAGCAATTTTGAATGGGCTTAGAGCTTCATCACCAGCAGTTGTGCTTGTGTTGTAGCCAGATCCATCAGCCATTGATTCTGCATAACGAACACGTAGAGTGTGGATCTGTGCAACAGGTCCTGTCATTGGCTGAACACCAATGATTTCGTTAGCAATAACGGTAGGCATAACACGGCGAATAACTGGTAGAATAACACGGTTAAGTGTTGCTACGTTGCTAGCTTGTGTTGCGCCAACACTGGCATTTTCAGCCAAGTGTCTACGAGTGTTTTCTAAGACAACAGCCATTGAAGTACGGCGGCTACCTTGTAAGCCTTCTAGTAGGGCATCTTTAGTTTCGCCCCAACGGCTCTCTAATAGTTCTTGTGACATTTTCTTAATTTCCTTTAAGGTTAACTATTTATTTTAGCCCTGCTAAACGCTTCAATTCAATGACATTGGTGTCATCTCGTTGATGTGCAGTAGCGGTCTTATCTCCAGTGACTTCAACGCGGCTTTCGTTAAGGACGGCCTTTTCAGACTTCTTAACTACGCTGTTGTTTAAGACGGCAGGTAGATACTTTTCAAATGCAGACTGTAGTTTGTCAGACTGCACGTTCTCAAGAAGTTCCATCATTACTGATGCTTTTTCCCGAGCCAGAGGTTTCAACAGGTCAGCCATTACAGCTTTACGATCTGCGGATTCTCTGATGATCTTTAATTCGCGTTCTTTGTTTTCTACCAACTGTACTTTTTCAGTAACTAGTTGTTCAGCTGATTCAATGACACGAGTTTGTTCAGTGATTTTAGCTTGTAGTTTACGAATTTCTTTATTCTCGTTCAAATGTGTTAGACCGAATTCGCTAGCGAAAGCTTCGAATATACGGCGACCAAACATATTTTCCCGAGCAGATTGAATATCTTCTTTTAATTGACTTAGTTCCGACTTTAGATTTGTGGCAACTGCTTCTTTGACAAGACGTGAGCTACGTGCAACAAATTGTTGTTGTAGTTCACCAAGTTTTTGCTTGGCATTAGTAACTAGGCGAACCTTGGTTTCTACGACAGCTTTCTTATCTTGTTCAAACTCTTTGATTTCTTCTGCAAGTGCTTTGATAACAAACTGCTCTAGACGCTGGAAGTTTTCATTCTGTGTCTTACGATCAGTGCGTAGCTCTTGCATTTCTTCGGCTAATTTCTTAACCAAGAAACCATTGAAACGACTTGCGCTTTCCATCATATGCGTTCTTACACGCACACGATCTTCAACGATAGCCGCTTTCTCACTGGCGAACTCTTCAAGTTCAGCAGTAAGACTTTCAGTTACCATTTTGTCCAAAGCTTCGACCATTACCTTCTTATCGTGTTCATAGCGGCCGGCAAACTCTTCGCGCAATTCAGCGCGAACTTGTTCTCGTGCTTCAACTAGCTTAGTTTCCCAAGCTTCGTTAATAGCATCACGAGTTGCCTCATTGATGATGCCGCTATCGATTAATGGCTTGATAGCATCAAACATTGTGGTTTATCTCCTATATTTTTAAGTCTCTAATCAAGCGATTCATTTGCTCAACTAGATACTTTTGCACTCTTTGATTTTCCTTGGCTTCCCCAGCCATTTCTAGAACCTTGTGACCGTGTCTCATATTCATCAAACCCTCGTATATTGGAGTTGGATAAGCGTGAGGCGCACTAGGCTGTGCAACAACATCTACTGTGACTATTTCAAAGTCACTCACGTGCCCGTTGCTCTCGTTAACGTTTCCGCTACCGCGACTTGACACGCCCAATTTAACACCACTTTCCAACATAGTTTTAACTAGTTGGCCCATTGGTGTTGGTAGAATCTTTAATTTACCGTGTCCGGCAGGACCGTCCATCCACATTTCAGTAATCATATGGCTAACACGATCTAAGTTAATTTTCAAATCATCTGGATGATCAACTTCGCCTAAGACGCTGTTGCCAGTTTTGATTTGTTCATTAATAGTAGACACGGCTTTTTCAATTTCATTTACAGGGTATACACGTTGGTTAGCGTTACGAACGCCACCTTCAATGAATACGCCCTTCATAAAAAGATTCTTACTCTTGCCAGTGGAGTCATCCTCAATGAGAACCTCCATCCTGGCCCGATCAAATGTAAGATTTTCTTTTAAGTAAAAAGCCATTTCTGTCTACTTTAATTAATTAACGTATTTTGCCGCCAACAAGGCTCTTGGTGTCCACAGGCATTTTACCGCTTGTTGTTTCACCTTCTTTGCCCTTGGCTTTTTCATAGCTTGTAGACTTGTTTGTATATCCCTTGGTTTTTGCACCAGGAACATTTTCAAAGCTACCAGCGCCTTTTAAGTCGCCACGGCCTTTTGTGTATTGGTTGTTAGGTGTTGGAGTTGGCTTGCCATCGGCAGCTTGCTCTGTACCACCCTTAACGATGTTAGCAGTAGAACCGCCCATATCGTTTTTACCGGCTACAATGCTTTTCTTGTTGATAGTAGCTGTGTCACCACGGGCACCAACTGCGCTACCTTCGGATTCGCCTTTTGGCCAATCAGATCCAACTTTTTCAACGTATTCACGAACAAAGCCTTCTTCAGCTGGCTCGTCCATTCCAAATTCGGCTTCGCCGCCAAATTCCGGATCGTCCATATCATCGCTGTGCTCTTCTTCGCTACCTTCGTCTGACATTAAAGCATCAAACTCGGCTTTCAATTCGTCCAGTGCAGACTCTAAGTCAGCGATACGATCATCCGTAGATGCTTCGCCGCCCATCATATCGTCGCCACCCATATCGTCGCCGCCCATATCGTCGCCACCCATATCAGCATCACTGCTCATATCGTCGCCACCAAATTCGTCATCGGCCTCTTGCATTCCGTGTTCGTCTGCAGAGATTTCGTCAACTAGGCTGTCAACTTGATTGCCGCCAACGGCTTCATCAAAATCTTCTTCATCGATGAGATTTTCATAAATGTCGCGACTTTTTTCAACGACGATTTGATGGAAAAGCTCACGGGCTTTGTCTTCTTGCTCATTGATAATAAATTCAATTAGCTGTTCATACTTGTTCATAAGAACTCCTTAAAATAATAAACGCTTGTTAGATATTTACAAAATAACGGAATATTTCTGTTATAATGGTGTTTTTTGAGTCGTTTTGCGGTCACAAGGCTGGAGCCGCAGGCTCTTCAGCAGGTTTATACTGCTTCGAGATGACATCAATCTTTTTTTCCCGTTCAAATTTACGCACATCATTCATTGCTCTAAGACGATTAATCTGTCCTAGAGTTAATTTAGTTTTGCGTAGATCGCTGATACTCAGAACGGTATTATCGTCCTTTTCCGTACGATAACCATCGGGAGTCTCAAATAGGTCACTGATAAACATATATGTTATTTAACCCATTTGTCAATTAAATGGCAGGTGCGGGTGCAGGTGCTCCGCCGGGTGCAGGTGCTCCGCCGGGTGCAGGAGGTGCTCCAAGACCTAGACCTGCGCCAGCGTCTGGCATTGGCAGATCTGTGCTGCCTAGGTCGGCGTCTATACCACCAGGTGTAATACCTACACTGCGTAGGCCCACATCGTCGCCCGGTCGGCTTTCTGTCTCACCTTTTTCTTCCATCCACATTACTTCGTTTTCGCTCATTTCTTGTTCTGTCATTCCTAGATAGCGTTTCATTAACCAACGCTTACTAAAGTATGGAAACGCTTCTAACTGTGTAAATGTACCAATTCTAGCTGTGTCAATTTCAGCTTGACGGTAATTGGCAAAGTTTTGTGGTGCATTGAATATAACATCAAACAGCTGACCGTCAATGTTAATACCGCGCCAGCGCAGGAACATTTTAAATTCTTGATCTAACTTTTCTGCTATCATACGCTGTAAGCGCAGGCAGTATTGGTTAAATCTCCACTCTTGAATTAGAGCTGTACCAACTTTTCCGTCTGTATAACTTTGCGATCCATCGTCAGTACCAGTGGGCAAATAACTGCTAGGGATACGTAAACCACGGAACAACTTATTAGTAAAAAATCGCAAATCAGTAATTTCACCAAGGTTTTGTCCTCCTTGTAGTACATCAACGCTGGATCCTCGTCCTTCTGCTGTAGTAGGAAAGAAAAAGTCCTCGTTCATTGACAATGGATTATAGGTTGCATCCATCATATTCTGCCCACCACCAGTTTGTGTAGGGATTCTACGCTGTGCAATTTCGTTTTTAATACGTTCAACAAAGGCCATAGCCATATGGCTGGGCATATTGCCCACGTCAATTTTAAATACTCTGCGCTCAGGAGCACGTTGTACACGATAGATAATAATACTATCTTCTAGCAACTCTTTTTGTTTGAATACTTTAAAAACGTTCTCTAATACACTGTTACCAAAGGGCCAAAACGTATCTAGTCCTTCTGTTAAACCAATGTGTACAACGTGTTCTGCATTGATGGCGCCTTCGTTTTGAGCACGACTAAAGCGACTTCCGCCGCTGTAAGGACTGCCGGGCTGTACATAACTGCCGTTGGGTCCGCCAATTTGCGGGTGGTTTGTATATGTTTCTGTGGTAGTTACTGCTGTAACTGTTAAATTCTCAAAATTGGGCTGTAGGTCTTTGATTATGTACTGCTCAGGTTTTTTACCTTCTGCTTCGTTGACAATAACTTTCATAACTTTAGACATCTCGACCCAGTAAAGTTTAAAGTTTTCTGGATCTCGTACAAAGACCTGATCACCATACTTAATTGTATTTCTAAAAACCTTAAACAATCGTTTGTTAAAATCGTTTAACGATATCCATTGCTGAAGTTGCTCTTTAATAATCTTAACTTCGCTATCGGTGGGCTTATCTTTAAAATGCAAACCCAACGGTAAGTTTGTTTCTAAATCAATTTGTGTGCTAAATTCAGCTAATATGTCCAAGGCGGCATTTACTTCCGAGTCCATATCCATCTGCTCATACTGATTGTAGCGTTCAACACGATTTGGGTGACCTAAATATATTTCGGGCAAAGTACTTTGAAAGTTCTTATAACCCATATCCCCACCCGAAGATTGTGCGCCACTAATAGGACTTAGTGCTCCAGTATTAACAGTTCTAAAGTATTTTTTCCAAGACATTTTTAAATGATTCTCACAGTCTATTATTTAACTAGTTGTAAGTGTTGTAAACATATTGTTGCTGTAATCCGTTGCTACTAGTCAATGTTTCGTGTATTTCTCTTAGCAGACCAATTTGTTCTTGCATCAAATCCGTTTGATTGGGTCCAAATAACGATTTACCCATTTCGCCAACTGCACCTGCAGCCATACCCAGTGGCGATGCTGATAATGCACTCTTGCCCACAGACATTGCCGCAGATAATGCTTCTGTTATTCCGCTTAAATCTACAGGTATACTTCTACCGCCTTCTAGTGGCACAACAGCTTCCATTCCGTGTAGCTTTTCCAGATAACCGGATTCTGGTCCTTCAGCAACACCGCCTTCGGCTTTACCAGATTTAGCGTCAAACCAGCCGGTAATAGCACCGCCAATACCCCCAATAATACCACCAGCGGCTCCCATTCCCAAGCCGCCAACTGCTGTTCCTGCAAGAGGCATAATTGCAGTGCCCACAGTCCCGCCTACGGCGCCACCAATCATTGCACCAGTAGTGGCTCCGCCTACAGCTCCGGCGCCTGCACTCTTTAATTTGTCCCAGAAGCTTACTTCACCTTTTCCAATGAAGCCAAGATCATTTAATGTATTTGATAGTGCTGTTAATATTGACTCGGTTACTTTGGCATATTCTGCAATAGCAGGAGTTAATATTCTTTCTAAAGACACTTTTAATTGCTCAGCGGCAACAGCGGCACCCATAATGCCAGTGGTTAATGCATCGTTGGAAGCCTTGGCTGCTTCAACGTTAGTCCTGCCAGCGGCAACTGCTTCTGTGGTATACGTTGTTGATTGGTTAACAGCATCTAACATACCTTTGCCAACTTCTGTTAATACACCACTTGTAACAAAACTGGCAACTTGTAATTCTTTATTGCCAAGAATACTAGCTTGAATTTGTTCACCGTAATCTGCATTTAATTTGGCATTAGATTCTGCTGTTAGTTCGTTGGTTTTAAATAATGCTAATTGAGCTTCACCTTTTTCTCTAGCGCCAGCCACTGTAGCTTCGTATATAGCACCTTCTTTATTAATAACTTCACCTAGTACTACACGATCCCTTAGATTCTTTTTTTCAGTCTCGGTCATTGTGGCCATAGCGGCATCAATTTGAGCACGTTGTTGTGGGCCCATTTTAGCTAGTTCTGCCTGAAAAGCTAAAATTTGATTTTGTTGCTTGGCTGCTTCTGTTTTCTTCTTGGCATCTTCGCCGGTAATATTGGCAATTATACGTAAATTTTCAGCATACTTTTGTGTTTGTTCTGCTACTGCTTTTTCATCATTCTTGCCGCCTGCACTACGTCGCATATTGGCAGCAGTCTCTGCAATCAATCCAGCCTGGTCTTCGATGCTAAAGCCCAGTGTCATTAGTTCTTCGCGTACACTTTTGCCAGAACTACCTACCTGTCTAGCAAAGTTGCTTGACACGTTGGCAATCATTTTTGTACCAGCAGTTAATCCTAGTCCACTTTGTCCAATGGTTTCGCTGTTTTCTTTTATAACCTTGCTAAAGGTTTCGAGACTCATACCAGCAAGGTTGGCAGTGGCTCGCATATCACTCATACCACCAGCAAACAATGCGCCAGAACTGGCCATTGCATTAAATGCTTTGTAGGTTTTTTCTACTTCTTTGGATAATACCTCTATACCAAATTTGGCCAGTTTACCTGCGGCAGTCGCTCCTGCAGATATTGCACTACCAAATATGTCCAACGCCGCGCCGGCAATTTTTGCCTTGCCGCCAAACTGGCCCATCACTTGACCAGCTTTTGCCATTGAATCGCCAACCATACCTACGCTGCCTGTTGCTAAATCTACAGCACCGTTAAGCACAGTTGCGCCCAATTCGGACGCACTAGCATTTCCCTGTAATCCTTTAACAAACTGACCTGCTGTTCCTACAACACCGTTGACTAAACTCTTAGTAAGAGCCTTGCCAGCATCTAGTGCGCCAGCTTGCAATGTTATCATTGCCGCTTTTGTGGCTATTGCGTCACGTTGGTCCTGTAGGATTTTTTTGTTAACAGTGTCACCTGCTTTTGCAATCATTTCGTCTAGAGTATCAAGGTCTTGTTTAAATTCGTTTAAACTGTCAAACCCTTCTCGTAGACCTTTGGCAAATTTGCTTAGGGTGTCACCTCCACCCATTAGCTTCATATTTTTAGTAAAATCCTTTATGGCATTGTCCTGATCAACCCAGTGTGGTTTGCTTTTGAGTTGGAAAGCCAAGTGGTTCTTATACTCCTTGTTCAAGGAAGCCATTACTTTGGCTTGCTCTTCTAAGGATTTTAGTAACTCTGGTGGGAATTGATCTGCCATATTTTTATCTGATAAATAGATATATCAATTATTTATGGAGATCAAAATATGGATCAAAAGCCAGCCAACCCCCTTGCCAAACACTTTAGACAGCCAGCAATTTATTTGAAGTTGCCCAGCGGCGGTCGTTATTGGCCCGAGGATGCTATTCGTTTGCCAATGAACGGTGAGATTGCCATTTATCCAATGACCACCAAAGATGAGATCACCCTACGCACCCCGGATGCATTAATCAACGGGTCCGGTGTAATTAGTGTAATTGAAAGTTGCTGTCCAGAAATACTTGATGCTTGGCGTATGCCCAGTATCGATCTAGATGCTACCATTATTGCAATTCGAATTGCCAGTTACGGCACCGAAATGTCTTTCAACAGCAAATGCCCTGCCTGCGAACAGATCAATGATTATGCAATCGATTTAACTCAGGTTCTCGGCCGTATACGTATGCCCGATTATGATACCCTTGTCGAAGCAGATAGTTTAAAGATTAAATTGTATCCGCAACCGTATTTTTCTTTTAACAGTAACAACCAAGCAGAATTTGAAGAACAACAACTACTACGTGCTATAGAAGATGTTACCTTAGACCCCGACGTTCGGTCTGCCAAAATTAAAGAGCACTCGCAAAAAATTATTACATTAGGGATTAGTACAATAGCAAACAGTACTGAATACATTGAAGTTGACGGTACTAAAGTCTACGATAAAGACCATCTAAGAGAATTTTATAGCAACGTTGGCAGCTCTGTGGTTAAGCAAATACAAAAACGTTTAGTAGCAATTAACGAAGAAGGTGCAGTCAAGCCAATGCACGTAAACTGTACCGAATGTCAAAATCCATTTGACATACAAATTACTTTTGATTACGCAAGTTTTTTCGACGTCGGCTTTTGACTCTGAGTAATGAAGCAGTAGTCCGTATGATTGAGGGCTACGAGAAAGAGTCAAAAGCCTACAAAGAAGAAGCACTTAGACTAAGCTGGTGGATGCGTGGTGGTTTATCCTATGATGACGCAATGATGCTCAGTCAAACTGAAAGAGATCTAATAGGAAAAATCATTAAGGAAAATATTGAAACTACTAAAAAGTCTCAAATGCCATTTTTCTGATTTAATTCTAATCCTTTTAAGACTAACTGCGTTAGTCTATCAATTTCGCTATCGCTCATTGATCTTTTTCTTTTAATATTATTTTTTAAGTATCATCTAGATTAATCGGTCATAATTCACCGTAAGCACGGTGAAAATGAAAGGGCATCATCTGAGTAGCACTGTCATTCTATTCTAATGAGATTGTGTTTGTACACACGGAGGCGGTTGACCGGTACCCCCTACTCAAGCTTCACATATCAACGGAACCCTAGTAATCCGGAATAGACCCAAATCCTACGAGCAGGGGTTGCTTTTTCTCATTGCCCCAACCATTCAAAACCTTAAGTTAGTTTTTGCCTTTGGCGCCCAAGACTCTGACGGCACAGCACAACCTGTACAACCTCAATGGGGCCAGTCCACGACTGGCACGTTGCCTGTATACTAAACGAATTAAAACGAGATAGACTTGGTGTCTGTGAGGGGGGGTTAGATTTTATTTAAAATATGGGATCCGTGTACACGAACACTAATCTGTCCGTTGTAGTAGTCCGACGATTCCAGAACTTTACGTTGGAATTGCTCTCGGGCCTCGATGTAGGAACACACCGCTTTGGAATTACAGTAATATAAAATTTCTCTTTTAAAGATGTCTTGTCCTAATAACTCTACATCTTTGTTTAATTCTATATTGGAACCATAGTACTCTTGCCAGTCAGAATCAACTTTACTGCGTATCTTTTTCTTTTTCTTGATACCGTTCTTTTGTTTGACTACTTTGTATGTTGTCTTAGAGAATTTGGATAACTTTTTGCCAATATACTTACGTCCGTTGCTAGTATTTGTAATTTCGTACACAAATCCTATACAATCTTCTGGAAGTTGTTCAACGGGCATATTTTGATAGGTCCAAGTCATTCTAATACAATTGCAAGTGCAACAGTAGTTATGACGTTCCTGTTACCTCATTAACTTTTTCTATAATGACGCCTGATTTTTCTAAAAATTGAATACCGTCACTATTTCTGTAATCTTCTGCGTAGTAAACACTGCCAATGCCTGACTGCAAGATTAGTTTAGAGCATTCTAGGCAAGGTGCGTGGGTAACGAATAGCTCTGCACCTAGCCCAGACTCACTGCTTCTGGCTAATTTTGCAATAGCATTGGACTCGGCGTGTAATACTTCGGGCTTGGTTGTTAGAAATTTAATATCCCCATTGGGCCATTTTATTTCGTCTTCACAATTATTATCCCACCCTGCAGGCATACCATTGTAGCCAATACTGATAATACGATCATCTTTAACCACAACTGCGCCAACGTGTAATCTACGTGCGTGACTAAGCTGGGCGAATCGCCGAGCTGTATCCATATAGGCTAATTTTAGTTTTTCTTTCATACAAGCTCTACGTCATTGTTATAGGTAGTGAAGCCATTTTCTTTTACCACGGTCAATATATTATTGACACGCCCAGCAAGTTCATCCTTGTGTGACACTAGCCAAATTGATTTGTTGTTTTCTCTACTCATCTTCTTGAGAATAGCCAAGCTGTTTTCAACACCGCTGGCATCCATACCACTGTCAACCAGTTCGTCAATGAACAACAAGTTGATATGTTTATATAAGGATTCCCAAACATCGCGGAATGCCCAACTCAAACTTAAGATAAGTCTGTTGCGCTCACCTCTGCTTAGGTTGTCAAAGTCCAAGTCTCTACCTAGTTCAGTGATGCTGACAGTTAAGTCGTTGTTGAATTTTACAGTATGCGGCAGGCCTATGCGATCTAAATATTGCCCTAACCTAGCATTAAGATAACTCAAGTTCTGATCAATGATGCGTTTGCGAATAAACGAATCTTTGTTGGTCAACAGTTTAGCCAGAAACTCTTGATGTTCTTTGACTCTGTTAAGTTCGTTCATTGTATCAAAGCTGATGTGCTCTAGGCCTTGTGTTTGCATTTCTGCAATTTGCTCGGAGTAGGGATCTGTTTCATTTTGTTTAGAAGTTAACTGAGATAAGATATTAGCCATACTACCTCGATGTTCAAAGGCATCGCTTTCTTTATCGTAGTAGACCTTGGGACGAGGTCCTAGCTCGCCTAACTCTGCCAATGTACCAGTGTGTTCGACCCACTGCCCACTGGTTGCCAGTGCTTGCAGTGCTGTTTCCTGTAAGTCCCGACGCTTCTTCTCTAACAACGCCTCTTGCTTTTCATCGTGGAATCCTTGCCCGCAACTGTGGCACGTATGATTTTCTAAGCTGGCAATGTCTGCCTTGAGCTTGTCCATCTCTTTAAGTTCGCGAGTCTCATCTAGTTTGCAACGGTTAATCCAACCGTTGAGTTCTGCGATTGCCTTGGACTTGACATTATACTCAGAAAGTAATCTATGCGAGTCTAGCTCTGCTTCGATGTCTAAATGACTTAACTCATCAAATGCTTTTTGTAAGTATTCAATATCGCTGTCGTATTTCTTTTGCCACAACACTTGTCTACGCTTCAAGCTCTCAATCTGTTCTTCAATACGTTTGTTAGCATCTGTAACAGCCTTGATACGGTATTCCTCTTGGCTAATAGCATCCTTGGTTGCTTTAACCAGTTCTTTAAGTTTTTCTGCTTTCTCAGACAACAGTGTAATGCCCAGCAACTGCTCAATGATGGTACGCTGGTCGTTGGCTTTTAAACTAAGGAATGGCTCTGTGTAAGTGTTAAGGCCAATAATATGCTTAAACATATCGTGACTTAATCCCAGTACCCGTTCGATTTCTTGTTGCGTCTCGCGACTATCACCCTGTGACTCGTCTGTAATTTCTTGTTCAACGTCACCCACGTAAAACGCCATAGTGTTTGGCTTACGCCCGCGCTCAATCTTGTAGTTGTTGCCGTTAACTTCGAAATCAACTGTGACTAACATATTTTTATTGTTAGTTTTGTTAATTAAATTATCTTTGCGAATGTTAGTTAACGCATTACCATATAAAGCATAGCTCAATGCATTGATAATTGTGGTTTTACCAGTGCCATTACGTGCGCCGCTGTCGTCGCCACCCAAGTCCAGATTTTCGCCCAGGACCAAGGTAAGATCCTGACGATCAAAGTCGATACCTTGTGTGGCATTACCCACACTCATAAAATTCTTAACAGTAAGTGTTTTAATTTTTAGCATTAGAGGTTTCTATAGATATCCAACAATAGGTTAGGGTCGTAGTGCTTACTATCAATATTAGTCAGCTGACTGGTTACAATTTGATCTACACTCTCAAAGAGTATATTGCCCTGTGCCGCATCGTCGCCAACACTGATTTCTTTTTTAGGGATTAGTGTAATTTCGCGCAGGCTGTAGGTATCAATGAATGTTTCTTTGACAAAGGTGGCTTCTTCATAGCTAATGTCAATGTCAATGTCAACCCTGCAATGCATCCCGGGCTGTAACATCTTTTCTGTATGGTTAAGCACATCGCTTAACTTAAACACTCTGTACTTGGGTTGATCGGGCCAGCTGTGGAATTCTGGCTCTTTGCCCCACTCTAAGATCATTACACCCCTATCATCGTCTCCTGCATCCGCATAATTATGTGGGAAACAGTTTCCAATATAGGTGATATTCTTAGATGTCTGTCGTTTATGAAAGTGCCCACTGAATACGTGATCAAATCCGGTAAAATGTTCGCTCTTAACATTGCCGTGATCGGGCATCTGAACCATAGCATTCATATAAAAATGCGGCAGCTCAAAGTGCCCAAACATATATCTGCCAGTTAGCTTGGGTATGCGTTTATGATCATCGGCAACTAGCCAAGGAGCAATAACCACATCACCGGCATTGAACCAATCGTTGCAAATTTGTACGTTAGGAAGATGCCGTGCCCACTCAACTGACTGTACATCTCGCTTGTCGCGATAGTACAAATCGTGGTTGCCGGGAATAAAATAAACTTGACTAAAATTGTCGTTTAAATGTTCCAGCGCCCTGAGGCTATACGATAGTGTAATTATGTTTATGGACGCCCGATTGTTGTGCCAGTCGCCAAGAAAGAGTGCGGTGTCGCACCCTTCCTCTTTGGCTTTGGCAGTGGCCCATTTAACAAAATTTAAACAATCTTCGTTGTGTAGCTGACTGTTTGATTTAAGTCCAAAGTGAATGTCCGTAAAAACGGCAGCCTTCTTGAATAAGTTTGTCATCTATATAGTATAGCAGGTTGTCCTACTAGAAATCAAATTTAATTTACTCGTCGTGGTCGTAGTGCCCACCGCCGCCCATACCCTGTCGAGTATAACTAGGAGTCATATTATTCATTTCTAAAATATCATCACGTAGATTTTGATTACGCTTTTCGATGTTTAATACTCGAGTAAAGCTGTTAGTAATAGCGGCAGTGTAGTAGGCAAACGGGTTTGCCGACTTTGATTCGTCAAACTGTAGTCCAATTTGGCTAAGTTGTAGCAATGCTTGGCTACGCATTTCGTCATTGTATGTGTAACCCCGCCAGTTTGACCTAGTGGCATACCGCTCGCATAGCTTCATAAACATATGGGCTAGTTTTTTAGTCATTGCACCGTGGTCTCTGCACCATACCCCGCTGTCCAAATCGCCTTTCCAATGGCTTTTACCCACACAAACTGGTTCGCCTTCGTCGTTTACTTTATAGTGGTGGAACGGTGGAAAATTACATTTTACATATTTGGTAGGAACAACGACTTCTTCATCGTATTCTGTTAGAATAACTTCGTTTTCTTCTTCCTTTAGTGCTTTGGCAGTCTTACTAAGATCAACTGGCACGTGATCCCAGGTCATTACTCGAAACACTACATCTGTGTCTTTGATTTCTTTTAACTTAACTTCAAACTCTTCGAGCTTTCTCTTTTCGCCAGTTGCGGCCAGTGCTTCGTCGAATGCCAGCTTGGTTAAACGATCTGCCCTGTTTTGTCTGGCTTCTTTGATATTCTTTTTGTTAATCTGTTTTAATTCGTGAATAATCATATCATAATCACAGAACTCAGGAGATGTGTACGAGCAGTAGGTAGTTTTACTTCGATGTATCTCCTTTAAAATATCTTTGTTGTTTAGGTAATTGTGTTTCATCGGGGTCCTTATAAACTAAGCATATATTACACTGAATAAATATAAAAAGCAAGAGGTTTAACTATGGATTTTAGCTGGGACAGTATTAAAACGGGAATCGGAAGCGCAGCCAGTAAAGTTGGCAACGTATTAGATCCCAGTAACGCACGACTAAGCATAGCCGGCCTATTAAAAGGCGGCCGTCGTGTGCCCGAAGCACCATACGAAAAAAGAATTGATTTTGTTAGCCAAAACAACTCTCCGGTTGGTCTTAAAGACGATTGGAAAGTGCGTGTTAGCGTAGGGGAAAGTAGTGGCATTTTTTATAATGGTACAGGGGATGTTGGTGTACTTGCTCCATTAAAAAGTACTCTAGGAGTAGTTTTTCCTTATACTCCTACAATTAGTACAAACTTCTCAGCTGACTATAGCTCAGTAAAGCCAACTCATAGTAACTATCCGTCATTCTTTTACGAATCAAGTCAGGTACAGGAAATTCAACTCAGTTGCCCATTCACGGTACAAAACTACCAGGAAGGGCAATACCTACTAGCTACTATTTATTTTTTTAGAGCTTGCACAAAAATGTTCTATGGATCGGGCGCCAATGCCGGAAACCCACCACCAATAGTTTTTTTAAATGGCTACGGAAGTCATTACCTGCCAAATGTACCTTGCATAGTCACTGGCTTCACACACACAATGCCAGACGAAGCAGATTATTTAGAAGTTCCGATTGGAACAGCACCAGATGGCCCGCAACAGCTTGGATTTGGTTATGATATGAGTGATGCTACTACGCAACAGCCGGGCCCACAGATTACAAGACTACCAACCTACAGTGATATACAGGTTAGATTACAACCTGTTTATAGTAGGAATCGTGTTGCCGAGTTTGATTTGGAAAAATTTGCTCAAGGCAACCTACTAGATAAAGGCTTTATCTGATGGCAACTTATTCCAAATCAAGTCCGTACTATGCTACGGGATCTATGGGATCATTTCTAGATCTATTAGAGTACAGAGATATTCCCAAAAACTCCAATGACGTGGAGTATGAGATTGATGCAGTTTACAAATATCGACCCGACCTGCTGGCCTATGACCTTTATAGCAATGCTGGACTTTGGTGGGTGTTTGCAGTACGCAATCCCAATGTTCTTAAAGATCCATTGTTTGATTTTTCTCCCGGCACTATTATTTTTATTCCAACAAAAGAAACGCTAGTGGCCACGTTAGGATTATAATGGCAAACGGACAAGTTCAAATTAAATTAGCCGCAGAGCGCCGAGCTAGGGAGCAGGCAGCGTCGCAGACTGCTGAGTCTTCATTTACCAACGTTGACCCGATGGGCAACTATGTTGGCGGCTATGATGAATTAGCACCCGAGACAGAACGGAAACTAAAATTAGCAAGCCAGGCAAGAAGTAATTTTGCAAGCCAGGACCCAAGAAGATTGGACATTGGCGACGGCGGAAAAGCGGCAATAGCAGCCACAGTGGCACAATCGGAACGACGTGACGCTGCCGCGGCAGCCGAAGAACAACGAAAAGCGGCAGAGGAAGCAAAAAAGCCGGCAGTAGTAGAGCAGGTCAGACCAGTTATTACCAGCTTTCCACCACAAGACAATCCATTATTTCAATACGCTGACTACACCTACAATTTAAGTTTGCACGTTATACCACCAAGCAAGTACAATGCATTGGCAACAATTCCTGGATACATTTATACCAATGATGACAACACAGTATTAATAGCCAGTGGCGGTAGACGCAATGATAGTAATTTCACACGTCATACAAAGTTTAAACAAGATTTTTATTTTGAAAATTTAAAGTTTACTACAATTGTTGGATTGAACAACAAAAGTAGAAATACCAATAGTATTGATCTCAGCTTTACTATAATTGAACCATATGGTGTTACTATGCTAAACCGTATGCGAGATCTAATGGACGAGTTAGATGTTAACAGTTGGATGCAATTGCCTTTTATGCTACAGATAGATTTTGTAGGCAACACTGACCAAGGAGAAGTGATGCACCCAATACCGGATACTACCAAATATATTCCCGTTAGGTTAATTGGTTGCAAGATTAAGGTCACTAACAAAGGCGCAGAATATCAATTACAGGCAATTCCGTATAGCCATCAAGCGTTTAACGAGTCATCTGCAAGCACACCGGCACAGTTTGAAGTCACTGCCAAGACCATTGCTGATTTTTTTAGTTCTAGTGGAAATGCAGGACAAGCAGACAATGTTATATCCACAGGAAATGCACTAGCTGAACGTAGAGAAGCTCTGTCTAAAGAATTAAAAGATGAAAAGTATAAGACTCCTGACGGAAAAAGAGAAGCAGAAAAGAAAAGTAAAGAATTTTTAGCAGTGCAACAGGGAGTAAGTAGCACAGGCTACGTAGTCGGCAGCTATAGCGCCGCAATAAACAGCTTTCAGAAACAACTACAAGCTAATAAGCAAACACAACATCCTGAGATTTATGAGTTTAAATTTCACAAAGATTTTGAATCATCAGAAATTGTTATTCCAAATAAAGTAGAAGCCAGGAATACCAAGATGATTGACCCTACCACCAAGGCAGCAGTGGCAGCTATCAGGGCACAAGGGGGGATATCTACTGCTGGTATAGATATGACCAGCGAAAGATTTAGCATCAATGCAGGCACAAATGTTGTTGAAGTAATCAATATGGTTATGCGGGCCAGCAAATACATTAGAGATCAAATACCTGATCCGGCAACAGATGCAGTGGGTGGTGGGCAAGCGATTGCAGACAAACTTAAAAGACCGATTAATTGGTATAAAATTACTCCAGTGATTACCATTGGAGAATTTGATTTCAAGCGTGATTGCTACAGTAAAAAAATTACATATCACGTAGAGCCTTACACTTATTATAATACTAAATTTAGAGATGCACCACAAAAACTACCCGACAGCTACAGCAAATCTTACCAATATATGTATACTGGTAAGAATAGAGATATTATTAGTTTTGACATTGACTTTGACACAATGTTTTATACTAAAATAACTGCTGATCGAAGTAAAGCACAAAAAGATCGTACACAACCGCAGGCAGAGCAGTCGCAAGAAGATAACACAAACGCACCAAATCGTCCAAAACGTATAACCAATAATGTGGTAGTACCGGTCGCTGGGCAAGCTGGTGCACCAAACCCGGCCAGCGTGGACAGTAAGTCGGTGTTGGTCAATGATTTAACACAATCAATGATGAGCAGTAGTCGTGGTGATATGATCAATGTTAAATTAAAAATTGTAGGCGACCCAGAATTTATTAAACAAGACGATGTTTACTTCAACCCAACTAATAATCCTAGCCAACCTAACAAACGGTATGATAAAAATGGCAGTTTGATATTTGATGTCAGCGAAATTTTTGCATTGATTAAATTTAAAACGCCAGTGGATTTTAATGCTGAAACAGGATTAATGGAATTTGAAACCTGGGAAACATCTGTGTTCAGCGGCATTTACAAAATCATTACGGTAGAGAATGAATTTAGTCGAGGACAGTTTGTACAAACATTAGATTGTATCAGAATGTTTGATCAGCCCGATTACGATATTGTTCAACCGACACCCGACGACGGAAAAAAGAAAGCTCAAGAAGAACGAGCTCCGGAAGTTACCACATTAGAAGAACAAAAGAAACAAGAAGAGCCAGCACAGGAGTCAAGAAATATGACATTTGGCGAGGCCTTTAAACAAGCTAGAAAAGATTACGGTGGCGCAGGTGGAGTCTTTACTTGGAATGGCAAGCAATATCAAACAAACATAGTTGGCGAAGATTATGTGTCTAAACCAAAGTCTGTTTATAACGATAGCAGAGATCTAGGCAAAGTTGCAGTTACTCAACAGGCCAAATTAAAAGCCGACATAGCCAGCGCACCTACAGAAAATATCAATGACGGCAACATACAAGATTATGGATTGGGTTAATCGATGGGAATGGATAAAAGACTAGGCCGAGAAGTATCGGACACATATAAAAGAGAATCGTCGGGCCTAAAGTTAGACTCTGGTCCTTTTATTGGCAAAGTAAAAAATAACTTAGACCCCACACGTGGCGGACGCCTGCAGGTATATATTCCAGACTTAAACACTGGCAATGAAAACGATCCTGATAATTGGAGAACAGTAAGTTGGGCAAGCCCATTCTTTGGCACAACCAGTCAACCCGATACCAACAAGCAAAACTCGTTTAAGAAAGTTAGGCACAGCTACGGAATGTGGATGGTCCCACCAGACATTGGCAATTTAGTGTTATGTACATTTGTACTGGGCGATCCTAACAGGGGTTTTTGGTTTGCCTGTATTCCAAACCAGCTTGGGCACCATATGATTCCCGGCATTGCCGGCAGTATCAATGTAGACGCTGGACAGATAAGCGATCCCAAAGTTAAATCCGGTTATAAAAACAATCCCACAGTGGTCAGTGAGTTTAACGAAAACGACGAAGCAATTGACTGGGCTAATTTTATTAACTTAAAAAAGCCCATACACGAAGAACAACTTAAGATATTAATCAAGCAAGGGCTAGATGAAGATTACATCAGAGGAATTATTTCCAGCTCAAGTCAACGCGAAACTCCTAGTTTTGTATTTGGTATAAGCACACCCGGGCGCCCTGTCAATGATCCTGCAGAAGATCCCAACTATAAAGAAAAGTTACAGTCCGGGGACTTAAAAGAAAGCGACTATGCAGTTTCTGCACGTAAAGGTGGCCACCAGTTTGTAATGGACGATGGTAACTGGCAAGGCAAAGATCAATTAATAAGATTACGCACTGCCGGCGGGCACCAGATATTAATGAATGACAGCGAACGTGTGATGTACATAGCCAACGGTGACGGCAGTGTATGGATGGAGTTCACAGGACCCGGGCATATCAACGTTTACTCTGGATCTGGTATTAACATTAGAACACAAGGTGACTTAAACCTACACGCTGATAAGAATATTAATATCAATGCTGGGGAGAATATCAATGTAGCCGCCGGCAAAGAAATGACTACCCTTAGTCCGACTGTTAAATTTAATGCCACAGGCGAAATGCTGTTGTTTGGCGGTGATGTAAAAGTTGGCAGTTCTGGCCCAATGTCCTTTGTCAGTTCGGGCACAGCCAATTTGAATTCTGGCGGATCGTTGCATTTAGTGGGCAGTAACATTACGTTAAACGACGGTGGCGGTGCCACAGTTAATAGACCTACTCCGTTAAAATACAATAAACTAACTGAAACAGGATACAAAGACGGTAGCTGGGCCTCTGTTGACGGAGGACTAAGCACCATTGTTCCTATTGCACCCGCACACGAACCTTGGGGATTGCATAAAGGAACTGTGTTGGCCGGCGTGACCAGTGGCACAGGTATAAATGGGTCAACGTTTGGGGGTACTACCGGAACCGGCAACGGTGTAACGTCCGGGCCCGCACCAACCAAAGAGATACCAGTAGTGGAATGTAAAGGCGGTGCAATGCCAACAGATCCTGGTCCACAAGCGGCACAAAATGCCGGAGTAAAAAATCCAGTTAACAAAAGCTACTTAAACAGAGCCGATAGCCCATCGCCAACAGAAGGTATAGGACCACTAACACCCGAACAAACCAAAGCATTGATAACACAAATAGGCTGGAACGAAAGCGGTTGGAAGTATAATATTGAAAATCAATACAACTACCTGGGAAAATATCAAACTGGAGCAGCCGCATTGGTAGATCAGGGATACATCAAGCGAGATGCTTACCAATTGTACGGCAATAAAGCAGTCAACTATCCAACTAGCTGGACAGGCAAAGACGGAATCGGCAGTAAAGAATCATACCTGAACAGCGGCGGCGTACAAGAAAAAGTTATGCTCAATCTTTTAAAATCCAACTACAGTACTTTAATAAGAACAGGCGCAATAAAAGAAGGTGATGACCAGTGTGCCATTGCTGGTATGCTAGCCGCTAGTCACTTAATTGGTGCAGGTGGCGCCAAGAAATGGCGACAAACCGGTGGTGGTCAGGATGCCAATGGCACCACAGGCACGGTATATTACAATATGGGACGGTATGCAGTCGATGTACTTGCGGCCCCGGCTACTGCACAGGCTTAAATACTATATGGCAACATACAAAGGATTCAGCACCTATAACAGGGTTAAAAAATTTAAGTTAACTGACTTTGACTTAGTTAAACAAGACCTGTTCAACCATTTTAACATTCGCAAAGGCGAAAAGTTAATGGATCCCAGCTTTGGAACGATCATATGGGGGTTATTATTTGAACCATTTACAGATGAATTAAAGCAATCTGTAATTAAAGACATCAATACCGTTATAAATTATGATCCTAGGATAAACATAGACAACGTGGTAATAGCACAATACGAGTACGGTCTTCAAATTGATTTGGCATTAACTTATGTTCCTTATAACCAAACAGAAACATTGCGAATCAAATTTGACCAAGAATCTCAAACTGCTAGTGTACGCTAATAAACGGCGTACATTTTAAAACCGATAAATATTAAAAACGGGTAATATAGATGGCAATCAATACAAGACAAAACAGTTTGCTGGTAGCAGAAAATTGGAAAAAGATCTATCAGACTTTCCAAGAGGCTGACTTCACTAGCTATGATTTTGAAACTCTGCGTAAGAGTATGATTGATTACATCAAGCTCTACTACCCAGAAGATTTTAACGATTTTACTGAAAGCAGTGAGTTTATTGCTCTAATAGACTTAATTGCTTTTATGGGCCAAGCATTGGCATTCCGTACAGATTTAAATGCTCGCGAAAACTTCATTGACACAGCAGAGCGTAGAGACAGCATTTTAAAGCTAGCACGATTAATCAGCTATAATCCCAAGCGTAACATTTCTTCTAGCGGTTTCTTAAAGATTGAAACTGTTAGCACCACAGAAACACTCTACGACAGCAACGGATTTAATCTAAGCAACTTATCAGTCAACTGGAACGATTTAAGCAACGATAACTGGTTAGAACAGTTTACCACCATTGTTAATGCCGCATTGATCAGCAGTCAAGTAATTGGTAAACCTGGAAATACACAGACAATTAACAGTGTCAGAACAGAAGAATACGGACTTAATTTGATCCCTAATGTTCTTGGCGTGTACAAGTTTCAAAGCGCCATTGAAGGCAACAATTTTGATTTTGAAATAGTAAGCCCTACCAGCATAGCTAAATCATATATCTACGAGCGCACTCCAAGTAAAAACGCACCGTTTAATATACTGTATCGCAATGACAATTATGGAAACACCAGCAATGACACTGGATTTTTTGTTTACTTTAAACAAGGCGCATTGGCTAGCCAAGAATTTACCTTAAGTGACAGTATTCCTAATAGAGTGGTTAATTTTAATTTTAGTAATATTAATAACACAGACGTTTGGTTATACAGTTTAGACAGCAACGGAGAATTAAACGAACTATGGACACAAGTTCCTGCAGTTGGCGGCGTAAACGTAATCTATAACAAGTCTCAAGAGCGTAACCTATATCAAGTTAACACCAAGGCCAACGATCAAATTGATTTGGTATTTGGCGATGGCAGCTTTGCCAACATTCCAACAGGATCTTACAGACTATATTATCGCACCAGTGCAGGCATTGGCTACAAAATTACACCTGATGAAATGAAGGGCGTGGCAATATCCTTTAACTATGTCAGTAGAGATAACAGAGTAGAAACTCTTAACCTACGTGCCAGCTTGCAGTATACTGTAACTAACGCCAGCTCAAGAGAAACTACTGCGGATATTAAACAAAAAGCTCCTCAGCAATACTACACACAAAACCGTATGATCACTGGAGAGGATTATAACATCCTCCCTTACACAACATTTGGTAACGTACTAAAGGCTAAATCAGTTAACAGAACAAGTTCCGGGGTTAGTCGTTATCTGGACGTAATTGATCCAACTGCAAAGTATTCTAGTACAAATATTTTTTGCAGTGATGGCTTACTATACCAAGACAACTACATCCGTGCATTTAAATTTAATGCAAATAGCAGTGGCGAGATATCTAAAGTTATCAACAATAATATTGTTAAAGATATTATTTTAAGTCAAGAACTACAGCATTTTTACTATGCCAATTATCCTCGCTTTCCTGGAGATAACACTACCAGTGTATTAAAAAATATAAACTGGAATTTAACAACTTTTGGTAGCAATACTGCCACAGGTTATTTTGTGTTAAATGGAACTCCGGCTGTCATTGGCGGCGTTGCTAAAAACGAAACTCGATATCTACGTCAGGGTGCCATTATTAAGTTTGTTCCACGAGCAGGATATTATTTTGATACAAGTAATAATATGATTCCTGGTACTGCGCCAATCGGCAGTAATACCAGCATATATGCCTGTGTTACCGTAGTCTACGGTAACGGAACAAACAACGGCACGGGAAATTTAGATGACGGCACAGGTCCAGTTATACTAAATGTTAAAGTGCCAACCGGCGCAGTGATAGCAGAAGTTATTCCTGTTTTTAAGAATGGCTTTACTAGCTTTTACAACGAAGCAATTACTGGACTAATTAAAAGTTTTAAAAACTTTGGTCTGACCTTTGATGTTGAAAAGCAAATTTGGAAAATTATCTCTTCTGAGAATTTAAATACGTCTGGGCAGTTTAGTTTAACCAATCAAAATGATATTAGTGGAACTGGATTAGATGCCAGCTGGTTAATACGTTTTGAATACAATCTTGATGGTTACATTGTCTATTACAGAGGCATCGAATATACCTTTGAAAGTGCCGGCCAAACTGGTTTCTTCTTTGATGATCGTGTCAAGGTGTACGATACTAAGACAGGTACTGTGGTCAATGACCAAGTTACAGTACTAAAAACAAATAGACAGCCAGATTCAAATTTTTCATTGGCGCAAGATTGTTCTTGGAAGATTTATAAAAATAGCGTTGGCAGCGACGGTTATGTGGACAAGAATAAAATATATGTAACTTTTGCCGATTCAAATAACGATGGAATTCCAGATAATCCAGATTTGTTTAAATTGGTAGTTGACCCTACTGTTAATTCTGCAACTAAGTTTGTGTATTTTCAACGTGAAGCAGGATACCAACGTTTTCAAAATTTAATTCCGTTAGATAATAAAACTATTGTTAGTTTGTATGCCACAGCCAGCGACATTGCCGGAGTCAATAATTTATATCTATCAGGGCAACAATTTTATGCGTATGGCGAAAATGCTTTCTACAAATTGAATAGTGATAGAACATTGACAGCGATCACCGATTACACTGCTAGGATTGGCAGACAAGAATTGCAATTTCAATATAGACATAACAGTCCCGATTACCGTCGCATCAATCCAAGCAATACAAATGTAATTGACCTTTACATATTAACTTCTGCATATGAAAGTGCCTACCGTGTTTGGATACAGGATACCAGCGGCGCAACAGAACAACCATATGAGCCAACCACTGACAGTCTAAACGACGAGTTCAGTAAGTTAAACGATATTAAGAGTATCAGCGATACTATAGTCTTTCAGAGTGCCAAGTTTAAACCAATATTTGGTTATAAAGCAAACAACTCGTTACAGGCTACATTTAAAGTGGTAAAGAATCCTTCAATTAGCATCAGCGACAACGACATTAAGACTTCAGTTATTAATGCAATTAACAGTTACTTTGATATTACAAACTGGGACTTTGGTGAAACATTTTATTTCTCTGAGTTAAGCGCATACCTACACAGAGCACTAAGCCCAAATGTTGCCAGTATTATCATTGTGCCTGCTGACGCTGGTACTAGTTTTGGAACATTATATCAAATCAATTGCGAGCCACACGAAATTATCGTTAGTGCCGCAACCGTGGAAAATGTTGAAGTTATTACATCGTTGACGGCTAATCAATTGAACCTAAGCGTGGCATCATTGAATAAAGAAATTTTAATTTAATTGGTAAAATATGGCAACCAGACGAACTCTAGATTTTTTACCAACAGTATTCCAAACCGATACTAACAAAAAGTTTTTACAAGCTACACTGGACCAATTGGTCAGTGAACCAAATTTTGATAGAATTGACGGATATGTTGGCAGACAGTTTGCACCAACTTACAAAGCTAATGATAGTTACATTAGCGAGGCCAATAAAGATCGCCAAAATTATCAACTTGAGCCCAGCGTATTAATCAAAGGCTCTTCTGGCGAAGCTACCTTTTACAGCAATTACAGCGATCTTGCTAATAAGATTTCATACTATGGTGGAGTTACCAACGACCACCGTAGATTGTTTTCCAATGAATATTATACCTATACTGGTTTATTTGACTTAGACAAGTTTGTTAACTTTAGCCAGTATTACTGGTTGCCAAATGGACCTAGTCCTATTGCAATCAGCAGTAAGCCTGTGAGCAGTCAAGCTACGTTTACATTTACTAGAGACGAAGCTAACAATTCTTATACCGTGGCCGGACAGTCCTCGGGTAATCCTGAATTGGTTGTTGCACGTGGCGGTTTTTATAAATTTGTATTGAACCAACCAAACAGCCGTTTCTACATTCAAACCGAGCCTGGTGTATCGGGCGTTAAACGATTGGCGTTGAATACAAGTACCAGAGACATCTATGGCATTACAGCCAATGGAGTTGAGACTGGCACCATTGAATTTACTGTGCCATTGAACAATGTGCAAGACCGCTGGTTAAAAATACCATTGGTTGAGAACGTTGATTATGCCACAGATGCACTCTATCAAGATCTTGTTGGCACTCCAGTTGACGAATTTAAAATTGACGGAAGCAATATTGGGTTGAATGGCAAGAACGTTATTTTCTTAAATCCTGCAGACACTCACAAAGGTGTGTACAGAATAAGATTTGTCAACAATACAATTACATTTGATAAAATTAGAGATATTGATCCTGACAGTCGAGTATATGTTCGCTCGGGGCTAACATACAGCAACAACGAATATTATAAAACAGAAAACAATCAATGGGAAGCAATTCCTAGTCTAACAGCACAACTTGATGTTTTATATTACCAAGATGCAACCAATCCAAATATGTTTGGAAAAATTAAAATCTTGGAAACGCCTGCCGAGCCATTGAATATAGATGAATTGGTCATTGGAAAAACACAGTACACTACACAAGATGGTATACAATTTACCAATGGATTGGTAGTTAAGTTTGATGATTCTGTTTTACCGGCCAAGTATCAAAATAAAACTTATATTGTTGAAGGCGTTGGCAGTAGCATTACATTAGTGGATTTTTCTTTACTGGTATTTCCTGAACCCAATGCACAAGTTAATACAGTTCCCTGGGATGCTGTGCCCTATAGCTCCGGTACATTAGATGAACCGTTCCGTGGTCCGGCAATACCAGATTACTTTACCAGCAATCGTGCCAGCATTGATTTAAACGCCTGGGCAAGACATAACCGTTGGTTCCACTCGGATGTAATTGAATTGAGTGCCAAAGCGAATGGGTCAACGCCGTTGTTTGACCAGGCAGTTCGTGCTCAACGTCCAATCATTGAAGCCGAACCTAATGTTCAACTGTTTCAATTTGGTCGAGTTGGCAAGCGTCCAGTAAACCACATTGATGTAACAACCACTGATGCATTTAATCAAGTACAACATAGTAAATCTCTTTTAGTCAATGGAGTACGACTAAAAGAATTTGATCGTATATTATTTGCCAACGATAAAGATCCATTGGTACGCAGTCAAATTTATACAGTACGTTACCAATTACAAAACGAACCCAGTTATCGTAGTGTTTATGATGGCACCGGCCGTGGAAGTATTACAAGACGCATTGACGGCCGCAATGATTATGTGGAAGTAATTGGCAGTGGCACAGACTTCACGTCGGAATTAGATGCTGGCAGTACACTATATGACGCAGAAGGCAACTACTTAGGTACAGTAACACAGGTTATGTCCAGTACTAGTTTGGGTCTAATAGACACACCCAATACGTTTACGGGAGTTAGTGTTTTCCAATATAGAAATCCCAAGATACAACTTACGCTCGGTGAGGCAGACGATGCTGTAGACAAGTTTGATTGCGTCGTTGCCATAGACGGCGAAAGCAAAGGAAAGACATATTGGTACAATGGAGACACCTGGCAATTAGCGCAACAAAAAAGTGAAACTAATCAAATTTTAAAATTTGATGCTTTTGACAATACTGATACAAGTTTTGGATCGTATAACGGAACAAACTTTACAGGCACTAACATTTTTAGTTATAAGACTGGCTCGGGCAAAATAGACGCAGTGCTAGGACAAGCATTGGCCTATGAAAACACAACAAATAACACTGCCGATTTAGTATTCGATAACAATTTTGATAACGATACATTTACCTACGTTGACGGAACACAACTGCTGACTAAGTCCATCAATTCGGGATACATTAGACAAAACGTCAATGGAACTGAATTTGTTAAACGTAATGTTTGGGCAAAAGTTGTTGAGGATACTAAACAATATCAAATCTTTAGTAAAACTTATACTGGAAAAACCAATCACATTGAAATTGACGTGTTGCCAGAATCTGAATTAGAGGTTCCAACAACAAAAGTTTTTGTCAACAACAAGTTATTGGAAAGCAGCCAATACAGTTTTCAGAAAGTTGGAAAACGTAACACGGTAAAAGTTGTTGCTAGTAAATTAGCAGTTGATGATAAGATAGATGTTTTAATTTACAGTAAGTCTGCATCTAAACTTGGATATTATCAGGTACCGGCTAACCTTGAATACAATAGCCAGAATAAATCTTTTTCCAAGTTAACACTGGGACAAATTCGAAATCACTTGACTGCCACCGGACAAAATACAGATAAGGTGTCGGGATTGGTGCCTGGGCCAAGCAATCTTAGAGATTTAAATATTGCCAGACAGGGCGGCAATATTCTACAACACAGCGCCCCAACAATTTACGCCAGCTTATTTTTAATTGATAAGCAGGCCAATTATGTCAATGGCATTGAGTACGCACGTAGAGAATATACAAAATTTAAAAATAAATTCATTGAACTGGCCAGCACATTGCCTGGCTTGGATTTAGATAATGCTGGCGCCAGTGTAGACATAATATTGTCTAATATCAACGCCATAAAAAATCCTAGCTTTAGTTGGCACTACAGCGATATGGTTCCATACGGCGATTGCCGTATCCTGACATATAAAATTAAAGATACAAATAGCTATCAATTTAAAATTGATTCAATTTTCAATGACAAACAGATACAGAACAGAGCTGTCTTGGTTTATCTAAACAATCAACAGTTAATAAAAGACATTGACTATACATTTGATCAAACCCGTCCTGCAGTAATTTTAAATGAACGCTTCTATCTAACCAATGAAGATGTAATTGAAATTAGAGACTATAAAAACACCGACGGCTGCTACATACCAGAAACTCCAACCAAACTTGGATTACACCCTAAATTTAAACCAACGGTTTATCTAGACGACACGTACAGAGAAGCAGTGGAAGTTATTCAGGGACACGATGGAAGTTTAACTCCTGTGTTTGGCGACTACAGAGATAGTTTCCTACTGGAACTAGAGTTACGTATATACAACAACATCAAAATTGATTGCAAAGTTCACCCTACTAGATACAGCCCCGGCCAATTTAGAACAATTGATTACACTCCACTGGAATGGAACAAAGTTTTAAACAGTAACTTTTTAAAGTGGGTGGGACAAAATAAATTAGACTTCATTGCCAATGATTGGTTTGATCCTAACGATCCATTTACCTATAACTACAGATACAGTAAAGATAGTCTTAGCAACCAAAATTTAAATGGGTACTGGAGAGGGATTTATCGTTACTTCTACGACACTGACAGGCCTCACATAGCACCTTGGGAAATGCTAGGATTTAGCGAGCAACCAACTTGGTGGGAAAACATATATGGTCCTGCACCATATACCAAATATAACACACAATTGTGGTCTGACCTTGAAAATGGCGTAGTTGCCAGCGGCACACTGGCCGGGATTGACTCTGCTTATATTAGGCCAGGATTAAGTAAAATTATCCCAGTGGATGAAAACGGTGGCTTACTGCATCCGTTGGCCATTGGTATTTCTACAGAATTTAATAGTGTACAAGCATCTAGTGGATATCAGATTGGTGACGGAGCGCCAATAGAAGCTGCCTGGCAGAGAACCAGCGAGTATCCGTATGCACTGCAACGTTCGTTGGCATTGACTCGCCCTGCCTGGTACTTTGGCACATTATTTGATGTCAATGGTTATGCCAAAGATGCGGCATTAGATCAGTATACTGTTGCCAATACCAGTCGACGTGTTGCGCCCAAGGACATTGTAATCAACGGCGAAACAGTCAACAATCAAATAACACGGGCCAGCGGATACATAAATTGGATCACTGATTATATGACCAGCTTGGGTCTGGACGCTCGCTCTAAACTTAGAAACAATTTAGACAACCTAACAGTTGAGTTAAGCTACAGAGTTGGTGGATTTACCGATAAGAACTATATTACAGTTTTGGCTGAACAATATAGTCCAACCAGTACCAATGCCAGCGTAGTGGTACCAAACGAAAGCTATTCGTTAATTCTTAATAAGAATGTACCTAAAGAGCGTGTTGCCTATAGTGCCGTAATTATAGAAAAAACTAGCACAGGCTTTGCTGTCAGCGGCTACAATCTTAACTATCCTTATTTTACAGTAGTGCCTAGTGACACTGCCGGAGAAAGTTATGCTATAACGCAAGACGGTCAAGCGGCAATGATCTATAAAGAATATAGAAAACAAAAGTTGGTAATTCCATATGGTCACGAGTTTACCACTAAACAACAAGTAGTTGACTTCTTGGTAAGCCACCAACGCTACCTACTATCTCAGGGATTTATCTTTGATGAATTTGATGATACACTGGCTAAAACCAAAGATTGGGTATTGAGCGCATACGAATTTCTAGGTTGGACTATCCAGGGATGGAAGCCGGGTAGTATATTAATTTTAAGTCCAGTAAGTACAAAAATTAAACTAATAACAGCCGATGGTGTAGTTGATGAAATTACCAATGAGAGTAATGGCACTAAAATATTAGATCCAAACTTCTCCGTAATACGTCCGGTAAACTTTACCAGTGTACGTGAACCTGATCTGTTTACATTGGATACTATCAGTGGGCAAACTATTGCGTTCCTAGAGCTAGACATAGTTCAATACGAGCACGTATTGCGCTTTGACAACAGTACAGTTTTCAATGATATCATTTATCAACCTGAGTCAGGTAGCCGACAATTTAGATTAAAGATAGTTGGAAGCAAAACTGCCAATTGGACAGGAGCATTAAATCCTCCTGGATTTATATACAACAATCCAACGGTGCCCGAATGGAGACCAGGCAAAGATTATCTCAAAGGTGACATTGTTACATATAAGAGCCAATACTATACTGCGGCACAAAAGATCTCTGCACAAACAACTTTTGTACAAAGTTATTGGAAACAAATTGAAAAGACACAGATTAAAACAGGGTTGTTGTCTAACTTTGCCAACAATGCTGGAAAATTTGTTGACGTCTATGATCCAGACAGTAGTCTACTAGATCATCAAATGGCACGTATGAGTGCCGGATTAATAGGATTCCGTCAGAGAGCATATCTTGATGACTTTTATCTCGACACAACTACGCAATCTAAATTCTATCAAGGGTTTATTAAACAAAAAGGTACTAAGCAGGCCATTGATGCAATGCTTGGCGCACAATTTGGCGATTTACAAAACAACATACAGTTGCACGAAGAATGGGGTGTGCGGGTTGGAGAATACGGTGCATTATCCAGCAACCAAACAGTTGAAATTGTATTAAAAGAATCAGAGATTAAAAATAATCCCACAGGCATTACCATTGAAGAAACACCTGTTGAGGCACTAATCAATGTAACGGATAAGCAACTATGGTCCAGACCCCTTGACACCAAACCTATACGGTTTTTAAATCGTGTATCCAACGATAGGCAAGAAAATGATTTACAAACTGCTGGCTATGTTAACATAAATGATGTTGACGCTACATTGTTTAGTTCTGGCAATTATCAATTGCTCACACCAACTACAAAAAACGTTGGCAGCGGTTACATAGTTTGGGTGGCTAAAGATCATAATAAAGAGTGGAATGTTTATCGTGCCACAGAAACAGATGCCTCTGTATTAAGCATTGAATACAGCTTGGATCAAGCAGGCAAAGTAACCACCAAGAATCCACATAAGTTAGAAGCTAACCAGACTGTGGTAATTAGAAACTTAAACAATGACTACGACGGATTTTATATTATAAAGAGCGTTTTAGATAGACGCTCGTTTACCATTGGCTTAACTGAAGAAAAATCTAAAGCACTAAAACAAAATCCAGTAACTGGCGCCGGTATCCTATTCGTACTTGACAGCGTAAGATTTACTTACCCTGGATTGGTTAATGATTACACTCCGCCGCACGGTTGGAAAGACGGAGATATGGTCTGGGTAGACAATGCCGATGGTATGAACCGTTGGGCCGTTTATGAAAAAGACAGTCGCTGGCACTACATAGAACCAGAAGCTATTACTTTGGGCAGTTACAAACCGGGTGGTAATTATGGTACAAATGTCAGAATTGATGACAACAATAGATTTGTTATAGTTAGCTCACCTGGCGCGGCACAAGCAGCCGGTAGACTACACGTATTTGATTATTACTACGGACAAAAAGAACGTGCAGTATTAAGCGGTGGTATTGAAGACACTGAAACATTGGGTACAAGTCTAGACATTGCACAGAACATTATTGTTGCTGGCGCCCCAGATAGCAGAGTTCAAACTGGGTTAGTAATGATTTACGCTTTCAGCGAAGATTTATATTTTGAGCCAGTGCAGGTATTAACATCTCCGGGTACAGGGGAAAATCCTGTGGCCACAGAACAAAACCTATTAGGCACACAAGTTGGCGCACGTTATGGTTTCAGTTTGGCACAGAGCAGAGATTCTAATATTCTTTACGTTGGCAGCCCTGGCACCAATGAAGTTTTCATATATGCATATCACAGTGAAATTGAAACAAGATTTGATAGATTTAGTTTAGCCCAAGCGGCTACGGGGTGTACTTTACCCTACGAACTCAATGACGAGCGCAGTATAGCAGTATATCTACACGGTATTAAGCCAACTGCTGGTCAGTCCAACATTGGGCACAAGTTGTTAATACTAGGCGAAGATTATTCTGTTGTTGACAATACGGTGGTGTTTATGAGTCCACTAGTCACAGAAGACTACGACTCCTTTGTATTAGAAGACAATGAAGAAATATACTTTGGCAGCGAAGATTCTACCGGCAGTAGAGGGTATATTGTAATTCGTCGTCGTGGCTATTATGAATATGCTGGAAAAATTGCCGGTAATACCAATAGTAAATTTGGATACAGTGTTGCTACAGGCAACACCGGGGCATACGTAGTTATTGGCGCACCCGATCAAACCATAGATAATATTCCGTATGCTGGTCAAGCTAGCATATACGCCACACGCATTAAGTGGATCGAGTCTAATGGCGTAATGAGACCCGATGCAGAATATGCCCTAGTAGAAAAGCTCACAGCAGAAACACCAACCTACAAAGCAAACTTTGGATATAGCGTTGAGATGGGAGTCACTGACTCTGTTGTTTTTGTTGGTGCTCCGGGATTCGCTACAGCAGCCTATGACGGAGGCACTGTATATAGATATATAAACTACGGAAAAGAATTTGGTACAATAGTTGGATCTGTCATTGACCCGGTTGTAGCAGCCGGGGATCTGATGGTTATCAACGAAATAGATGTACTCTTTACTGGCGGCGATTTAACTAAGATTATTAAAGATATTAACAATAAAAAAATAATTGGAGTTCAAGCATCTGCCACTGCCGATCGTCGATTGGTAATAAGTTCCATATTGCAAGCCAGTAACAATAAGCTAAACATTATTCCAACAGGTAATATTGTTGTCAAACTGGGAATTAAAATATTTGAAACTACACAAAAAATTAAGAGACCATCAACCACCGAAGGTGATAATTTTGGATCTCTTGTACGAGTAGACAATAGCGGAAAGACTTTAACAATTTCCAGTAGAACTGGTACAATCTACGATTATGCCACATACGACAACGAACAAACTACCTATGATGGAAATATAACTAGGTTTGTTGAAATAGTAAAAGGCAGCGGTGCTGTCTATATGTACAACTTGTTTGACAATCCAAACGATGCACCGGATCCATACGGTAATTATGTATTTGGTGAGGAATTTAATGCGCCAGGAGTTGCACTTGGTGACAGGTTTGGTATTGGAGTAGATTTTAACAATAGTCAATTGTGGATTGGTGCTGCCTTCAATGACACCAAGGGCCAGAATGCAGGACAAGTCTACAAATATACAAACGAATCAGGCAACCCAAGTTGGTATAAAAAACGTGCCAAGTCTAAGAATGTAGACGTCAGTGGTATTAACGGAATTAGCCTTTATAAGAAAACCACAGGCGAATTTATAACCAGCTTGGATTATATAGATCCGGTCAAAGGAAAGAACCTGGGCATTGCTGAACAAGACATTAGTTACAAAACCAGCAGAGACCCAGCAGTATACAACAACGGTTCTAAAGATATTGATTTCTACTGGAGTACACAGCAAGTTGGAGAAACCTGGTGGAATTTAGATCGTCTTCGATATATTGACTACGAACAGGAAGAATTATCCTACAGATTAAACAACTGGGGCCGTTTGTTTACAGGCAGCAAAGTAGAAGTCTATCAATGGATTGAAAGTGGTTACTTACCTAGCGAATATGTGGCCAATGGGCAGCCTGGGACTCCGCTAGCAGAAGACAATTCTTCTTATACAATGACTACCTACGTTGATGTAGACACAGGTATTATCAAAACTCGCTACTATTACTGGGTCCGCGGAATCAGCACAGTACCAGTAAATTCTAGTAGAAAATTAAGTGCATTGGCCTTAGAGAATGTGCTGTTGAACCCACTGGCACAAAACTTGCCATATGCCGCTATCTTAGATGATCATAGTATTGGTATTTTTAATTGCGTTGGTTACTTAAACAGCAACGACACTATTTTGAGAATTGATTACGATAAAGAATTAAACAATAATTTAATTCATAGCGAATACGAATTAATTCAAGAGAACAACCCGGATAGTGATCTGCCAGACCGTATATACAACAAACTAGTAGACAGTATCAGTGGCAGAGATAAAGAAAGACAGCGGGTACCAGACGTTAAACTACGCCCTAGTCAACAAGTTGGCTTAGAGTTGCGCCCCCGTCAAACCATTGTTTTAAACAGATATGCCGCGCTAAAGAATCTAGTAGAATATTGCAATCGTGTTTTTGCAGAAAAGACTATCGCTTACAAATTACAAAACAGCAAACCTTTTGTAAACAACTATTTCTTCCAAAAGGATCCGTTGCCCAGTAACGCTCATTATGATTACCTGGTAGAGAATCTGACAGAGCGTGATTATGTAAAAACAGATGAAGGTATTCGGGTCTGTGTTAAGCACGACAGCAACTTCTTAGGTCTGTGGACAATATACGAATACACTGATGGCGCTTATAAAGTAATTAAAAACCAAACGTTTGATACAACAATGGTTTGGGACTATGTAAATTGGTATGCCATTGACTTTGATTCTAATACAAAAATAACGTACACTGTTGATTATGCTAAAGATTTAGAAAAGTTATATTTAAAAGCAGGTGACATTGTTAAAATAACCAATGGTAGCAATGGTTACGAAATCTATCGCTATACCAGCAGTGATACCAGCGACTTGGTAGCAGTGGAAAACGGTACCGTTGCGCTAAGTTCTAAGCTATGGGACATTGAAGCCAATGATGTTGGATTTGACAGTAACGGTTTAGACAGCGTCGAGTTTGACCTGGACTACAGCACAGAAATTAGAAACGTCATCAACGGATTGCGAGAAACAATTTTTGTTGACGATCTAATAGACCATAGAAATAAAGTACTATTCTCTTTAATTAATTATATCTATAGCGAACAGAAACAGGTTGATTGGATTTTTAAAACTAGTTTTGTTAGTGTTACGCACCAAATTAAACAATTAGATCAGTATCCAAACTTTAGTAAAGACAATCAAACCTATTACGAAGATTATATCAAAGAAGTTAAGCCTTACAGAACTAAGTTACGTGATTACAGATTGAAATATACTGGCACCGATACTGCCACCCTGAACGTTACAGACTTTGACATACCAGGACACTGGGATTCTGAACTTGGCCGCTTCCGTAGTCCCAGTGGAGAGATACCTGAAAAGGACTCAAAACTTTGGTTGAAGCCTGAATATCAGGATTGGGCCAACAACTTTACATATGGCATTGAAACAATCACAATGTCCAGCACCGGTATAGGATACAATCAGCCTCCGGTGATTACCATTGTTTCCAATGGTGACAAAGGAGCGGGCGCAGTAGCAGAAGCAGTATTAGATTCAACCACCGGTGCAATAATTAAAATTAACGTTGTTAAGTCGGGTCAGGGATATAAAAATACCCCGTTGATAGTTATCAGTGGTGATGGCGCCGGGGCAGTGGCAGTGGCAACATTGGCCAATAACAAAATTCGTAGTATTAAAACTACATTGAAATTTGATAGAACGTCTTACACTACATCTGTTCGCGAGTGGGTACCTTTTGCTATGTTTGGCATTGGTGACTTGGTTGCATACAAGGGTGTTGGATACAAAGCTATATCCAATGTACCATCATTGGATAAATTTGATCCTAAGTATTTTGTTACAGTCAAGGACACAGAGCTGGTTAATGCCAATGATAGAATTGCTGTAAAATACCAACCTACTTCTTATCAGATTCAACGAGATGTAAAAATTGACGGATCAATTGACTTAACTAGACTTATCCCCGGCACAGTATACGATGCACACAAAATTGACAGTACCATAGCTGTTAAGTCAGACACTGACTTTGACGTAATATTAGCTGAAAATAGTAATGAAATTCAACTTGGATTTGATACAAACATATCCGGTGGTGCTTTTTACGATGAAGAAAAATCATATGCTCCTGAAGAATTAGTGCCAGGGGTAATGTACGATCATTTGGCTATGACGGTGATTACTGATATCACAGTTGATTCTCAAACATCTCAGGTTGCCTATAGAATTAGCAAAGATATAAACAACAATGTTGATTACGAAGCTGTTGCCGGAATAGCAAGCACAACACTGGCACAAGATCTAGCCTGGGACGATACAAAAATATATGTAACAAGTTTAGATGGGTTAAGTGTTCCTAATCCAAGTAAAGGCAAGCCTTGTTATGTTTATGTCAATGGCGAAAAAATTAGTTATTACCAAATTGATCAGCAAGAGAACTATTTGCACCAAATTCGGCGCGGCATAGGCGGCACAGGAACACCACTGGTACACCAAGCGGATTCTAAGTTGTACAATGCCAGCTCGGATTTACGAATCCCAAATGTCATTGAAGATAAAAAAGACAACTACAAGTTTAATTCTAGCGACGCTAGATACACACCGTCTTTTACAGTCTTGAACAATCAAGATTTTGTAACCCGTGCGCTAACATTGTTTATCTCAGAAAACCAGCTGACTTACGGCAAAGACTACATTATTACATTAACTCCTAAGCCAAATACAACACAAGCTACCGCAAATGTTGTTTTTACAGACTCTGCTAAACAGCGATATGTTGAGGGACTGATCATTCGTGCTGTGTACACAGAGCACACAATATGGTTGAATCCGGGCATAAATTCGGTTACTGACGGCACAGGACTAGACGGTAGTACCACCGATACAGCTGAGTTTATTAAGGGATTTTCCTACTTTTAAGACGTGATAAATAATACTATGAACCAAGATCTTGACAAGAACGAGCCAAAATTAGAAGAAGAGCACAAGCCCGATGACCAGGCTGGTATTCATATTCGTGGACATATCAAAATCTTTGATCCAGAATCTGGCGAAGTTTTTATAGACAAGTCTAATGCTATTCATTACGAAAATATGAGCGAGGCTATTGCTAATAGCCTGGGAAATTTGGGTAACCAGTTTATATACGAAATGCATTTTGGTAACGGTGGAACCACTGTTGATCCTACTGGTGTTATTAATTACTTGCCACCTAACGTAAAGACGCAGAACAGCGATTTATACAGTCCTACATATTTTAAGAACGTTGACGGAAATAGTGTGGATAACACAGACAAAACTAGAAATCGTATGCAGGTTCGTCACGTACCCGGAACTGTGTACAGCGATATCTTAGTAAGCTGTTTATTGGATTATGGCGAGCCAGCTGGGCAAGAAGTATTTGATAACAGCCAGAATTTAGATGGTAATTTTATTTTTGATGAGCTAGGACTAAAAGGTTACACCGCAGAAGGTGCAGGCCTTGGAAAATTGTTAACTCACGTTGTTTTCCACCCAGTGCAAAAAAGTTTAAATCGTATCATTCAAGTTGACTATACCGTTAGAATTCAAACAATAACTAATTTAAGTAATACAGCGTAATATGTCACAGCCCTATGTAATACGTCGTACCAATGGTAATAACTATATTATCATACAAGAAGGTACAGTTGATACTTCAACCGCAGTTAATCTAGTAGGTCGGGGCGTTCCTGGCTATGGTGGAATGATTGCGGAGAACTTTGTACGCTTAATAGAAAATTTTGCCAACGACTATCCACCACAAAACCCACTTGACGGGCAGCTTTGGTATGATACTGTTGCTAAACGATTAAAATTTTGGTCAGAAGAAACCTGGACTAATTTTGCCGACGTTGGGCCAGTGGGCTCACAGGGTGCGACTGGTCCAACCGGTCCGTTGGGTGCAACCGGTCCAACCGGTGATGCTGGACCCCGGGGCGCAACTGGTTTAACAGGCCCGCAGGGTGCAGATAGTACAGTACAAGGTCCAGATGGATCTACAGGGCCAATTGGCCCAGTGGGATACACAGGTAGCGTTGGCAATAGTGGCCCAATTGGACCAATTGGCTACACAGGCAGCAAAGGTGCCCAGGGCATTGGAATAGCTGGCGGAATTGGCGCAACCGGGCCGCAGGGTTCTACAGGCGTACAAGGACCACAAGGCGCCCAAGGTGATAAAGGTGACACTGGAGATACTGGCGCCACTGGCGCGAGAGGACCCGGTGCACAGGGCAATTTGTCAATCATTGATCATACAATCAACGGTTCAGTAAATAATCAAAACATTATTATCAACCCGCTAGGCACAGGAGTACTTACAGTTAACCAACGTATTATTCCAGGTGCAAATGTCAGTTACGGGATTGGTGATAGTTCTAGGTACTGGACTAGCATTTATTGTACTGCTATACGTTTTGCCGACGGTAGCTTTTCAACAAGTAACAAATCAATTCAAGGAACAACAGCACCTAATTCGAGCAGAGGATCTCCGGGAGATTCAGCTGGTTTGATAGCGTTTACAACTAGTTATGTGTATTATTGCACAGGTCCGTATGACGGATTTACTAATATTTGGAGACGTGTGGCGTGGGACAATTCGACTTGGTAAATATACAAATAAATAATTAATTGCGGAGCAATACAGAATGGCTTATAATATAACACTATCCGACGGTTCACCGTTGGTAACTGTGGCAGATGGCACAGTTGACGTAAACTTTACTAGTTTAAACCTAGTAGGTAAAAACTTTGCTGGATACGGCGCATTGTTCAATGAAAACTTTGTGTATCTATTAGAGAACTTTGCCAACAACTCAGAACCTACCAACCCAGTTGTCGGACAATTGTGGTATGATACAAGTAAGAGAGTAATGAAAGTTTACACTACAAATAATACTTGGAAAGTTATTAGCTCTGCACAAGCTAGTCCTACACAACCGCCAAACCCAGTGCTAGGTGACCAGTGGTGGGATACTACCAACGAACAGTTAAAAATTTGGAATAACACTGAGTGGAAACTAATAGGACCACTATGGTCGTTGGCGCAAGGATTAACTGGTGCGATCCCCGACACTATTATGGACTCGGACGGCAACAGTCGTGTTGTATTAAAGTTCTATGTTAAGAACGTTGTTACAGCTATATGGAGCCAAGAGTACGACTTTGATGTAGATCCTAGTGCTAATGTCCCTGGATTTACAGACGAAGACGATAATATGGTTCTCAAGACCGGTCTTACATTGGCCAACTTAGATCCATTGGCTAACATTATTCACGGTACCGCTGAAAATGCGTTACTGTTAGATGGAATACCTGCAACTAGCTTTATTCGTAATGACATCACTGACGAACAACAAATCAGTGGACCAATTAATTTCCAACCCGATACCGACGAGCAAATTGCTATTAAATTAGCTGGGCACGTTGTCATCGATGATACTAACAGTGAACTATTTGATGTTGGTAGCCCCGATGGTAAACTACGTACAATCTATGCACAAAGTTTTGATGGTGTTGCTAGCTCAGCACGTTACGCCGACTTGGCAGAACGCTTTGAAGCAGACGTGGCCTACGAACCGGGTACAGTTGTTGAATTGGGCGGTGCTAAAGAAGTTACACAAGTTGGCGAAGAACTAAGCGACAATGTATTTGGCGTTATCAGTACCAAGGCTGCTTACTTAATGAACAGTGCTGCCGGCAATGATCAAACACATCCACCAATTGCTGTCAGCGGGCGTGTTCCAGTTAAAGTAAAAGGTAAAGTTACAAAAGGCGACCGTTTAGTCAGTGCTGGTAAAGGCATTGCTCGAGCCGCGACCAAAGAAGAAATTACACCTTGGAATGTTATTGGTCGTGCTCTGGCACACAAGACAGATGACGGACTAGGTACAGTAGAAGCAATCGTTAAACTAAGCTCTTAATATGGCACAACTAGCACCAAATTACGTTTCGGGCAATGTTATACAGCACGAGGACTATGATCTTTTAGTCTCTGGCAGTACTACAGGCGCAGTAAACATTCAGAACCCTAGCATTGGGACAGTCTGGGGAACTGGATATGGCCGTTATGGATTTGGGCAAGATGATTTATATCTCGAACCTGTGCAAAAGGGCGACCTAGTCAGAGCACAGCATTGGGACAACATAGATGCCGCATTGAGCGCAGTAATCAAACACCAAGGCAATAACTACAACGGGCTACCTGGCGAGACGATCCAAGCCGGTAGAAGAATTTCACCTATCCCGGCGTTTGATGCTTTAATCAAACAAGCATTTGGTGATGCCGGCAAGATTTATGCTACCAGCGACACACCACCTTATAATACATCTTATACAGGGCTATGGGGTGACACTGGCCGCCGTGATTTAAAGTTTATTCAAACATTATCGTTTGCCAATGCAGACAAGGCACGTTACTTTTTTAATGCTGGCGGAAAAATTAAATTAAGTTTTTCTCGCACAGGCGGCGCCAACAAAGCACGTAACAGCGATTGGTCAGGGCTGTGTGCGGCAGCAGGAACTGTTGAAATTGGATATCGCAATACCAGAAAAGTTCCTGGATCAGACGGCGGATATGGCGGCTACAGCTATGGCGGCTACGATAACAATAATTACACTGCACTAGATCAAAACAACGGCGGATTCTGGGCCAATAGCCCAAACCTAATCAAGACGCATTTTAGACAAAATAGCAGTGGTTATGGACAATATTCCAACGCTGGCAATAATGGCTATACCGGAGACACCGCAGATTTTATCAAGGTTGAGCTTCGTGTTTACGGTAATACCGGAAACAATGGCGGTCTGGGTCTTGTAGTAGAAGTAACAACCACATTCGAAAATGGTGCAACAGCAACACCAAATAGCCAGGACACTATATCCGGAACGGCCAACACAGGCCTAGTACTGTCGTACCCAGGCGAAGACTATCTGGAATCCAATACCTGGGGAACCCCATCTTTTAATGGAGTGGTGTCCGCAGTCTGATTAAATACTTAATCTAAGTATTTTAATCAACTATGACCCCAGATGATCTCAAATCCCTTGCGGACTTTAATTTTGAACGCTCAATACATTTAAAAAATATACGCGAGTCTGCACACGCTAAATTAAATGTAACTTACAACGGTGGAACGTTTACAGCCACTGTTGACCTAATAGGATTTTTAAATGTATGGCCCGATGAAACTGTAATCATCAAAGACATTTACCTCAATCCTATAGAAGTAAAACGCACAGAACTTTTATCGCTGATTATCCCTGCCTACAAAAATAGTATGCAATGGTGGCTTGGCGAGTTTGACTCTGGCAATCGTACTAGCTGGCTTGGTCCCGATGTCTAAGGGTGTATTAATATTTGCCTATAATTCTAATTTAGACTATGTTGCTCTTGCCACAGTAGCCGCTAAGTTAGTTAAAAAGCATTTGGGCCTGCCGGTGACATTGGTCACTGATACAGACAATGTTGACTATTCTGTATTTGATCAAGTTATACGCAAAGACCTTGATGGCAAAATTTTTGAACGTGTTTTTAATTTTGGCGGCCCCGGAAAAAAGATGCCCTGGCACAATCAAAATAGAAGCAGCGCATATGATCTAAGTCCGTATGATCAGACATTGTTGATTGATGCAGACTACTTAATTTTTTCCAACGACCTGAAAAAACTATTTGACACAAAATTAGAATTTGCCTGTTATAATAGTGTACAAGAAATATCCGGATGGGACGGATTGCAAAACGGTGCCCGAGTGGGCGTTCCTGGCATATCTATGCAATGGGCCACAGTGGTATATTTTACTAAGGGTCATTTGGCACAAGGCGTGTTTAGTTATATGTCGATGATCAAAGAAAATTACAAATACTATGCTGCCGCGTTTAATTTTAAAACAGAATTGTTTCGTAATGACTACACTATTAGCATAGCATTACAGACATTAACAGGCTATAGCGACAGTAACTTTACTGCTATACCTGGGCAATTAATTTCTGCAAATACCACTGTTCAATTAGCCGAAGCTAACCCCAATGGACAGTTAGTGTTCACCTGGAGTAGTTCAGACGGGTCAAAGAACGTCACTGGTATTAAAAACACCAGCGTTCATATTATGAATAAAGAGATATTAACAAATCCAGAAATATTAGATCAACTTACGGAGCTGTCTAAATGAGCCGCGGCTATCTAACGTTTGCACAAAATAATAGTCAAACAGATTATTTAAATCTAGCCTATGTGCAAGCACTGAGTATCAAGGCTACTCAAACTATAAATTCTTGTGCAGTGGTAGTGGATAAACACACAATGGAATTAGTCACTGACAAACACCGAGATGTGTTTGATTACATTATCCTTTTGCCAGGAATAGACAACTCATCTGATGATTTTTGGAAATTAAAAAACGAGTGGAAAGCCTATGTCGCTAGCCCTTATCTTGAAACAGTAAAAATTGAAGCTGATATGCTGTTCACTGCCAATATAGATCATTGGTGGGATATAATGAGTCAGAAAGATATTTGCTTTACCACCGATGTTGTAAACTTCCGTGGAGAAGTTTCAAATAGTAGATTGTACAGAAAATTATTTGATTTAAATAACTTGCTTAACGTGTATAATGGATTTTTTTACTTTAAAAAAAGTTTGCTGGCAGAACAGTTTTTTAATTACGCAAAAGATATCTATGAGAATTGGGACTCTGTCAGGAAAGAAATATTAGTAGAAGCAGACACTGAGCAAGTGACAACAGATGTAGTTTTTGCTATAGCTTGTAAATTAATTGGCGAAGAAAAATGCTATTTGCCAAATTGGAACGTTCCTAGATTTGCACATATGAAAGGCGCAATTAATGGATTCCACTCCACTGAGGATTGGAGAACAAAATTAATTTACCAATTTGATCAAAGTACGCTGACTGTTGGGTTTACTAGACAGGCTGTGCCGTTCCACTATCACTACAAAGATTTCATAACAAAAGAATTAGTAAGTCATTATGAGACCCTCGCTTAAAAGAAAACCTCTTGCTGAGATAATTTATAGAGTATACTATAATACAGATACCGGCGACTGTACGGAAAAGTCAATTAACCTGCTGTTGGGCAAAGACTTTATTTGTGTAGAAAAAGAAATATACGAATCAATTGAGTTTTGTAGTTATTTTAAAGTTGTTGATGGCAAGTTACGTAGGAAATCTAAGGAAAGTGCCAAACTCAATTTGAAATTAACAGACAGCGGGCAGTTTACTACAATAAAAAACAATATGCTATTTGTCGTAAATAATGACTATAAAGGATTAGTGGAGAATTGGGAGTATCAATGAACATTGCAGATTTAGATTGCATATACTTAACCTACGACGAACCTCAAAAAGAAGAATTCTGGGTTAAAATTAAAGATATAGCGCCTTGGGCAAAACGTGTAGACGGAGTCAAGGGCAGTGACGCCGCACACAAAGCGGCCGCCGCAGCCAGTAGTACAGACCGTTTTATCTTAATTGACGGAGATAACATACCTAACGGCGAGTTCTTCGGTGAACAGTTAAATCTTAACGATGGTAATAAAGATTGCGTGTTCCGATGGAGAGCACGTAACGAAATAAATGGGTTAGTATATGGTAACGGTGGTATCAGTTGTTGGACTCGCGACTATATAAACAATATGCGTACTCACGAAAACACCGACGGAAGAAACGAAACTGTAGTAGAATTTTGTTTTGACCCTAAGTACCTGCCAATGCATAACTGTTATTCAACTACATATCCTAACGGAACACCATTCCAGGCCTGGCGAGCAGGATTTAGAGAAGGTGTTAAAATGGCACTGGACAGAGGCCGTCGAACCTCTATGACAGAATTTTTAAATATGCGAAGATATCAAAATATTGAATATCTATCAATTTGGCACAATGTTGGCGCAGACGTTGAAAACGGATGGTGGGCTATGTACGGCGCCAGGCTAGGAACATACTTGACACTGCTCGACGAAAATTGGAATTACACAGAAGTACAAGATTTCAATGCATTGAGATACATTTTTAAAAAAGTAGATTCAATTCCAGACACAACAAGGCAAAAGCATTATGCCAGGATATCCAATGATCTTAGAGAAAAACTTCAATTGCCAATTATGGAAATGGATGCAGAACAAAGTGCATTTTTTAAAAAGTTTTACACAAGGCTTCACCAAAATAAAGGTATAATGGACAGATGAAAAAAATAGAATATATGAAATTAGTACACAACGAACAGTCTTACAATGACTGGTTTGTGGTCAATTGGTGTTTAGGTAATACCTGCAATTTTAGTTGCTCTTACTGCCCCGACAACTTACACGACGGTAGTAAAAAATGGCCAGAGTTGGAAACCATTAAACAGTTTATACTTAAAGTAAAAAATCAACACTCCGGTAAAAAGTTATATTTTGATTTCACTGGTGGAGAAGTTACTTTATACAAACACTTCATTGAGCTTTGTGAGTTTTGCAAAGAACAAGACGTACGAGTTGGTATGATTAGTAATGGTAGTCGTACACTACGTTGGTGGGAAGAAAATGCACACCTATTTGATCACGTGTGTTTGAGTTTCCACCCCGAGGAAGCTAAGCCGGATCATTATTTGGCAGTGGCTAAAATATTAGAAAATAAGTTTAGGTTACACCTGAACATTATGATGAGCCCGGACAAGTTTGACGAATGCTATCAGGTTGCTCTTAAAGCAACAGAGTTGCAAAATACTAGCATTGCATTACAACCGTTAATACACGACTTTGGTGATACACTGTATGACTACACAGACGAGCAAAAGAAGGTCTTTGAAGATCAGTGGAAACTCATTGGCAGCAAAACTGTTTGGACTAAGTCATTGGAAAACTATCGTGGCGCAATGACAATGGTCACCGAAACAGGATCTAAAACTAGTTTGCCTCCGCACGAATTTATTTCTAAAGGGATTAACAATTGGTTTGGTTGGAAATGCTATTCTGGTGTAGAACAACTTATTGTAGATATGGATGGTAGTATACATCGTGGCTGGTGTAAAGTAGGACGCCCAATTGGCAACATATGGGATGAAAAAATTCATTTCCCAAAAGATCCTATTACCTGCAATAAAGTAATGTGTCATTGTAACTTTGACATTATGTCTACTAAGGAAAAAGTTCAATGAAGCAATTGGCTGTTGGGACTGACAACGGATACGTTAATGCCAGCATAGAGGATTTAATTAGTTCCAAGTTAAATCAATTTCAAGGATGGCACTGTCAAGCTGGCGTACAAAATTTGTATATAGACTTTGATGGCAAAGTTTGGATATCTAATTGTGCCAGTACGCCCGGGACAAATCGTGTACACTTCCAAGGAACAAGACGTTGGGGAAATCTTGGCACTATAGAAGAAAAGTACACATTCCCTACCAATGGGGTGATCTGTCCAATGGCCAGCTGTGGTTGCGGTTCAGACATTGTAATCACAAAATGGTCCTCGGGCACAGAACCTGCGCACTCCAATGTTCGATTTGTGCCCTTTAAAGATGTCACAGAGATAACATCAGTCAGAACCAATTATCATATGCCCAAACAAGTATTGTGGGATATAAGTCGCCGGTGTAATTATGATTGTAGTTATTGCTGGCCTGAGGTACATAATACCACAGATGAACATAAATCTTTGGCAGTACTAAGATCGGCGGCAGATCACATCATTGACAATTGGGCCGGCGGTGAGGAAGTTCGTTGGTACTTTGGTGGCGGCGAACCTACTTTAAATCCAGACTTTGAACCATTTGTTGAGCATCTAGCTAACAGGAATCAATGGATTATGCTAGTATCCAATGCAAGCCAAGGACCTAGCTACTGGGCAAAAAATGCTAACCACTACAACACATTAATTTTTAGTGCTCATTTTGAATTTATGAAACCTGCGCTGTTTGCTAAAAATTATAAACAAGTTGGCGAAGTAATACTCAATGGCGCAACTAGATTAAACGATTTTATAGTAAAGCTAATGACCAAACCTGGAGAAATTAAACAGAGCATAGACTTTGTGAATGAACTAAAAGAGTCAGTTGGATACGACTTGTTAACAACGGGCAATAAAAATAAATTTGGATTTGATATGGTCCCACTGCGATCAATCAATGACGGCAGTAAGTTACATCCAGACTACACTGACAGCGAGTTGCAGGAAATTCTTGAGTTTAATAAGCAGTAATTAAAATGAGATATAGGATTTTTTATATTGATTGGTTAAACAATTCTGGTACTAAATCTTGGATAGACTTAACTCGTAGGTTTCCTAGTGTAACCCGTATAAGTCCCAAAGACACAATAGCAGAGACCTTAAGGTATTGTGCCGAGAATTCAGACACTGCTTATTTTTGGGTTGCTTCCAGTCTAGTAGACTACAAAAACTTTCATTTCAAGGATTACGGAGAATATGGCTTTGAACCGTATTTGCAAGTATTCAATTCTAGCACGTGGTTTGGTAGTAAAGAATACTTTAGACATTTGGACGGAGATTTAAAGTATGTTGAAGCATTTCCAAATTTACACTTTGTTAAAGACTCTACTTTAAAAGCCTCTGATGGATTGCTGGACATTGTCTACATAAGCAATGGCGAGCCGCTGGCAGAAAACCACTACCAGCACTTGCAAGAAACAGTAAAAACAGGCAATATGATACGTAGAATTGACGGAATCAATGGCCGCACGGCAGCATATCAAGCAGCCGCTCGTGCTAGTACTACCGCCTGGTTTTTTGCGGTATTTGCAAAAATAGAAGTAGATCCGAACTTTGATTGGACCTGGCAACCAAAACAGGAACCTTGGCACACTATTTTTTATGCTAAGAACCCAGTCAATGGATTGACCTATGGGCATATGGCTGTGGTGGCCTATAACAAATATCAAACTTTGGTCACAGACAAAACTGGATTAGATTTTGTAATGACTAAACCACACGAAATAGTTCCAACAATCAGCGGCACTGCACACTACAATCAGGACCCGTGGACCACGTGGCGTACAGCATTTAGAGAAGCAATTAAACTGAAACAAAGCAATAGCGACGAGTCTCGCACTAGATTAAAGGCGTGGACTGATAAAGGAACGGGTAAATTTGCTACCTGGAGTAACAGGGGTGCTCGTGATGGTGCAAAGTACTACGACGAAGTCAACGGGGAACAAAGCCAACTGCTTCTTAGCTATGACTGGGCGTGGTTGAACGATCGGTACCAGTCTTTATACAGTCAATTACCGCCTCAGTGATATATTCAACTTCGTTGTCGGTTAATTCTGGATATATCGGTAAACTTAATTCTGTTCTACAAAAAGATTCCCCATATGGGTATGCGCCCAATTGGCTTAAGAATTGTGTGTGCGGGTTGCAGGGCAGTTCGTTGAGCGGTGTTGAATAATGTATTTTGGTATCAATGCCGCGGTGTTCTAAGTTGCTTTTAACTTGGTTTCTAACTGGCAAAAATACTTGGTCACGGTGGGTTCTATTAAAAGCAAAAGAATCATCGATCCAAATTGGAAATTTATGCCAGGCGTGTTCTATATCATTGCTGGTCTCCGTCACTCGTACGTGGGGCCGTAGGCGTTCACAGTAATATTCGGCAATTTGTTGTCGACGTTGTTGCCAAGTGTCAAAGTACTTTAATTTAACAAGCATCTGAGCGCAGTCTGACTCACTCATTTTACTATTAGTTCCGGTACTGATATGACCGTCGTCTTTACCATTGTCTCTTAAGTTGCGTACAGATTCTGCAATTTTCCAGTCGTCTGTAAGCAACATACCACCAGATCCATAGTTGGGTAAATTTTTAGTAGGATCAAAACTAAGAACACTAACATCGCCTAGCTTACCAGATGGGGTATCTTTGTAATAAGCGCCAAAACTTTGTGCGGCATCTTCGATGACAAATAGTTCATCATTGTTAAAGAACTCGTTGATAAGGCGCATACGATCAAAGTCAACTATGTTACCAAATAAGTTAACATACATCAACCCGCCAATTTTGTGTGTCCTAGGATGAAACGTTAATGTTTCTAAATCTATTAGACCGTGTTTGTCAACGTCACAGTAAACAGGATCATTGTTGGCCATAAGCACACTATTAGTAGTGGCAGCAAAACTAACAGTAGGAATAATAATCCTATCCTCTTTTAAGTCTGCGGCTATCTGTGCAAAGATTAATGCTTGGGTGCAACTATTAACAGCAAATGCATAGTCCCTGTGGCACCTTGCGGCCATTAGTGTTTCAAATAGTTTAGTCTTTTCGCCATCGAGTACTTGGCCGCTGGCGTAAACCTCATCGGCAGAATTGAGAAGTTCTTCTCGTAAATTTTCGTACTGTCTTTTCAGACCAAAGAACGGAACTTTCACTTTGCAATTTTTTGTTGCCAATACGGGCTAGTGCTCAGCCAATCGTAGTAGTGTTGAAACCCTTCTTCTACATCTACTTTGGGTGAGAATCCAAAGTCATTGCGAGCGGCATCGATGTTTAAAGCGCCACGGCTAGGAAAGTCTGCATCTTTATCTCGCACATTGATATTGCCCTGGCCTACAACTTTAACAGCAAGCTCGGCAGCTTCAAGTAGTGTTCTGCTATGCGACTTGGTGATGTTATAAGTCTTATTTTCTGTGTTATCACTGAGTGCGGCTGCTACAATACCATCGGCAGCATCATCAACATAGGTAAAGTCCAGTGTTTCATTGGCACCATTTACGTTTAACGTGCCGCCTCGCATTGCGGTAAGCATAAACTTAGCAATAACTCTATCCTCTACATCCAACGGTCCATACACAGCACTGGGACGAATAATAGTGTAAGCAAGATTATCTCGGCGTGCATAGTCTTTAACCAGCCATTCACCAGCTAGCTTCATAATGCCATATTGACCTTGTGGGTTGCACACTGCATCTTCTGTAACATCGTCAGTGAAGTCTCCGTAGACCATTGAGCTACTGATGTAGATAAACTTTCTTGTTTCGTATTTCTTTGACGATTCTAACAGGTTAATCAACCCTTCGCTCATAACACGACTACCCCAGGCTGGATTAGCATTGACAACTTTTTGTCTAGGGAAGCTGGCCATATGAATAACAATTTCAGGCTCGTGCAGTGCAAACGCCCAGTCTACGTTAGCAGCCAGTGATATATCAATAGGATATACCCACGGGTTGGACATATCAATTTTCTTTGTACGCTCTACCATAAGGTAGTTGAGTTCTTCCTGATCAACAATACCATAGTTAGTGCGTATATCTAGGATAGATACTTCGTGTCCTAGTTGTTGTAGGCGTGATACAACATTATGCCCTATTAGGCCCATTCCGCCAGTTACTAAAATTTTCATACAGCCATCTCTGCTTTAATTGCATCGTGCGACACATAGTTTTCTAATTTAATATCATCCATTGTGAACTTGGTGATATCTCTAATCTCGGGATTCAGCCACAGCGTTGGTAACGCATATGGTGTACGTGCTAACTGCTCTTTAACTTGTTCTACGTGATTTGAGTAGATGTGTGCATCGCCTAGCACGTGAACAAACTCTCCAACGTCTAAATCGCACACTTGAGCAATCATTGATGTCAGCAATGAATAGCTGGCAACATTGAACGGTACACCCAGGAACATATCACAACTGCGTTGATACATTTGGCAACTTAATCTATTACGACCATTGGGTACTTTTTGCACATAAAACTGAGCAAGAACGTGACAAGGTGGCAAAGCCATATCTTGTAGTTCAATGGCATTCCAGGCAGACAATATATGCCTACGTCCGTGCGGATCTCGTTTGATGCCTTCAACAAGATTCTTTAGCTGATCAATTTCTACTTTTTGTATGCCGCCTTGGACACTGTAGTAATTGCCAAACTCATCTTTAATGCTACCTGATTTAACTTCCTTAATGCCGCGCCAGTTGCGCCACTGTACACCGTAAATGCGACCCAGGTCACCTTTAAATTTTGACTTAGGTACCCAGTAAGGCGCTGTGGCATTGTCGGACCAGATGGTTGTCTTTTCAGACTGTCTGCTACCATATAAAATCTCTCGCAGACGATTTTCGTCCCCCGACCCTTCAATAAACCACAGCAATTCTGATACAACACTACGCCAGGCCAGCTTCTTTGTAGTAACTGCCGGGAATCCTTCTTGCAGGTTGTATCTTTGTTGCATTCCAAAATAACTAATGGTACCAACACCAGTCCTATCGTCTGTTGTGGTACCATTCTGTAATACGTAATTTAGTGCTTCTAAGTATTGATTCATTTAATGCTAACCTATAATTATAGGTCCTTAAGAAAGTTATCAGTAATTGGTTGAACCAGTTTGGCAACATCATCGATGTTGACATAAAAGTCAACATCATTGATGATGTGGTCCAGTGCAGTTAGTTTTTGTTCTAACATTTGCTCTATGTCATCCGGGCTATAGCCCTCGGCTAATAGTTCTTTTATGCTAATGTCAACTGCGGTGCCATCGAAAAGATTAACAGTAATAGATTCTAGCACCGTTACCGGAACTTCGCGTTTTTCAACGTCTTTTAAAATCTTTTCCCACTTTTCTCTAGCAGTGACATTAAGCCGCTTTAACTTTGACCGCTTTTTTCTTTGTGGTTTTTCCGACATTTGTTGTAGTTGTAGTTGGATCTAGGCTTGCGGCCTCAGACATAAGACGCTCTGCCTCTGCTAACATTGTAGCGGCATTCTTCTTCATCATTTCTGCTTGGGCAACACGACTACGTGCAATATCGGAATCGCTTAACACACCATTGGCTGATGCTTGTGGCATAGCGGCTGGCTGAGTTCTGCTACTTGGAGGAACACCCACTTCTTGTTGTTCAACTTTGCGCTTCTTACCAGTTAAACCTTTGTTAGCATCTAACTCGGCAAGTCGCTTAATGGCTTCGTCACCTTTTTTCATTTCATTTAAGATGCTGTTCAATTCGTCCAAGCGCACAGTGGCAGACGGAGTAGGAGTCATAATAATTTGATTATTAGCCACCTTCTTGATTAAACCGTTCTTGTGCAATGCTTCCAGGCAGTTAATACCGTCGGGCATCATATTTCTAAACAATGCATCTGCAAAACTATCGGCCTGTTGTCCAACTGGGCTTTCTAGCACTGTCATAACTGAATCGTGATAGATTCTAGGCAGCAAATCACTGTAGACTAATAGTGTCATATGATCTTCGCCCGGTACTTCTCTATATAATACGACTACTTTCTTTTCGCCGTGTCTACCAATATGTTTTAACATAATTACTCCTTGGGGGGTTCGGTTGGTGTTTCTTCTTCGCCGGGCATTTTAACTGCACCAGTTGAAACTAAAAATGCGTACAGGCGATCATACAGGCCGCCCACTGAACTCATTTCGTCTGCTCTAAATGCACCACGTGTGGCGCAGGTTCTTACTACTTGGAGCACATTGACTAAGTCAGCAATATTTAAATTTGGGTTTTTTTGCTCTTCGGTTGAAGAGGTTGTGTTATCATCACTCATTGAAAATCTCCGTTAAATCGTTAAAGTATTTAACGGAGATATAGTATCAGATAATTTTTTTTCTTACCAGTCGTAGCTGGTTACATTGATATTCGGAAGAAACAATCCAAAATAGCTAGCTTCTTCGTGCCGTTCAAAAGCGGCAACCTTGTGCATAGTTAAGCTAGATCCGGGAGATTCTGGGTTGGGTAAAAAGACATCACCTATGTAAAATCTACCTGAAAGATGTTCGTGTACCCAATCCGAAATACTCTTGACGTTGGTACGCAGATCAAATGTAACCTGTATAAAATGCGGCGGACAATATTCCATCTGCCTTAGGCCAAAGACAGACAACGGATTAACCTCACCGTATTTTAGCATAACATCTTACTCGTAGATTCTAATATTGAGTTCTTGATTTTCACCAATTGCAGGAACTACAACACGGCTCTTAAGTTGTTCTTCTGCGGCTTCTCGGAAGCTGGTCACCAGGTGAAACTGCTTGGTGATTTCCGCAATCTCTACCGAGCGTGACAAGTCATCAAGAGCTTGTTCTCGGGCCAAAAGGCGCACTTGAAGATCATCGATGATTTTACGAGCTTCGGTGATTTTTTTAACTTCTTTGGGATTGATTGGTTCCATAATTAAATCCATTTTAAACAAAACAATGATAGTGCTTGATCATCTATTAGGTAGATAAAACAAGGTCCATCTAAGGAGTTTCCAGTAACGTGCCAAGCCCATTGCGAATTGAAATGATAGGCCACCTGTGAATCTCGCTCACAGCCCGCCCCCCAAGTTTCCCAACACCAAGTACGGATCTTATTGAACTCTTCAATCCTGTATTGTTGGTGTCCTGCAATTTCTGCACGATGTTTAAAGTGCTGGTGTCCTGCAAAACGTTTATCTAAGCCTTGCAAGAAAATCATTTCTTGCCCTTGGCAGCTTCTTCATAATGGGCCCAAATGCCAAACTCGGGCGTAGCTTCTGGGTTGCTTTTGATAACCCAAACGGTATCGCAGTAGTCTTGCACTTGCTCTGGGCTCCAACCAAAGAAGCAAAAGTCTGTAAACATAATCAACTTCTTGGGCTCAATGTCGTTTTCTTTAAGGTATTCCCAAACGCAATGAGGGTCAGTACCGCCGCCGCCACCGGGCTCGTAACTAGTAATATCCTCTGCAGAGTCCGGGCTGTAGTCTGCAGGATTGTAGACTTCAGTGTCCCAAGTAATAATATGCACCTTGTAGTCATCATACATATCCATAATACCTTTGACCTCGCTTAGGAACAGCTTAAGGTCATCGTTGCTAATGGAGCCTGAAGTGTCAATGGCCACGCAAATATCGATGGTCTGTGCATTCTTCATTCCAGGCAAGATAGCATCCATATGCCAGCCTCGACGGCTAGGACGGGTCCAGCTATAGTCGTTCTTAATAATGCTTTGGATCTGTTGTTGCAACAGCTCTCTCCAATTAACCACAGGAGCTGTCAAATCCTTGATCATTCTTTTAATGTTGCCAGGCACGTTGCCTGCACCTGCGGCCTCGGCTGCCGCTAATACAGCTTCTTTAATCTCGTCTCGGATAGCTTTCTTTTCTTCTTTGCTCAAACGTGGTCGGCCATTGTTGCCTTCTTTGTTGCCATTGCCATCGTTGTCGCCATCGTCGTCACCTTCTTCATCGCCATCAAGGTGCTCGTCGAGCACTTGCTCCAAAAGCTTCTGGACGTCAATTTTACTTGCGTTCTTGTACAGGTCGTCGTAGACTTCCTCGGCACTCCAACCTTGGTACTTGTTATTGTACAGGATTGGCACTTTGGTAATCTTGTCACCAATCTTGTGCTCAATTAAGTCTGCGTTGACACAATAGTCGTCGGCAATGTTCCACAGGCGGGGCTCACGGTCGCCTCGACGTCCCATATGGTCATAGACCACGTGCAGGACTTCGTGTCCAAACAAGAACTCGCACTCTTTAAGACTTAGGCGGTTAATGAATTCGCTATTGTAAAAGAAGTGACGGCCTTCTGTAGCCGCAGTAGGGCACCAGGCGTCGGCGTTTTGTATAATAAGGCGGGTGGCCAAGTTACCAAAGAAAGGAGCCTTGAGCAAGAGTCCAACACGAGCGGTGATCAATTTTTCTCGTGCCGCGATGTCCACGCGAGGATTTGTTACTGTGACAACTTTGCTTTTTTCTGATAAAGTACTATCGCTCATATCTGCTCCTTAGTAATGTATATATTATAGCATAAAAAAATAACCCGGACAAGAGCCGGGCTATTCATTTTACTTGGCACTTGCGGCTACGATGTACTTACCAAAACGCTGATGGAACTCGTTAAAGTTCTTGAGCTTGCCTGGCACAAAGGGCAGGTTGTAAGTAGTCAACGCAACACGGATACCCATTACCACAAGCTCTGTGGTAAAATTGTCCATAACGTAGCGCAGGAAGTTGTCGCTTTGGGTGTACCAGTCTGACAGACCTTTGGTGTCCTTGCCATCCTTGGCAACCTTGGTGTAGTTGTCTTGGAGCTCGTAGCACAGGCTAATAGTCAAAGAGTACATAGCAGAGATCTCTTTAGTCTTAAGATCTTTAACTTTGCCTGACAGGATGTCTGTAGGGTTGGGCATATTGCCCGACACTTTGCGGTGAGCCATAAACTTAACAGCAAGGCCTTCACCAATGGTACCTGCAATAAGGTCCATATTAGTAGAGTCGTCGCCATCTTCCAACAGCTCAGACACAAAGGTCCAAGAGCGCGGTGTGGCAAAACTACGACCCGAGCTACGGGGGTCAAAGTCGTACAGGTCCTGCTTGGCAAAGCTAATGTAACCTACCACGTCTTTGTGGATACGGTTCTTAACTGCCCAGGTCTGCCAGGCTTCAAAGTCCGAACGCATTTCCAAGTGGATAAAGCGGTTAGCCAGTGGGCTGGGCATACGATAAGAAATACCCTTGTCGCTTTCTCTGTTACCTGCGGCAACGACAACAACGTTGTCTGGAAGTGTGTATTTTCCAACACGACGATTCAAAATAAGTTGATAGGCACTGCCTTGCACTGCCGGTGCGGCCTGGTTCATCTCGTCCAGGAACAAGACAATAATAGGATACTGCTCAGACATTTCTGCGTCGGGCAGTTCAATTGGAGGAGCCCAATCCATTTTGCCGTTGTCTTTATTGTAGAATGGGATGCCACGTAAATCTGTGGGTTCCATCTGACCTAAGCGTAGATCGATTGTAATGCCGCCTAGCTCTTCTGCAATTTCTGCAACAAGTTCGGACTTGCCAATGCCGGGAGGACCCCAGAGGAATAAGGGGCGTTGCTTTTTAAACGCACGAAGAATTGAACGACGGGCCTCAACAGAGGTTACTGTACGGGCTTCACTAACACTTGCACTTGCTGTCTTTGCCATTGTTGGCTCCTTTGTTAAACAATACTTCTATTATACGAGAAAACAATACCCCACACAACCGTCGGGGTATTGTTGTTGCTATTATGCAACGTCTTCTGTCTGTGCGGCCAACGCTTCGTCGAGACGCACAAGGCCACACTTGACCAAGCCCTCAACATCGTACACCGAGCCGGCGTACCACACACCGTCCTTCATAATATAGTAGTACTCGGCAAAGCACAAGTCTACCTGTTCCAAGAACTCTGCGAATGTGTGGGCTACCTTGAACTCCGTGTCAGTCTCGCCGCGATCACGACCGTAGAAAGTAGAGTAGCCTGCTTCCTGTGCCGCTTCGTGCGAAGCTTTGGCTTCTGCTTCAAGGCGATCGTTTTCTTCGTCGCTTAATTCCGAGCTCCGTACAGTGAACTGGCTAAAGGCGTGCTTCTCACCAATGTTGGGACGCAGGCTGGACAGATCGCCAAGTGCTACTAGGTTGTTGGCTTTGGCACTGTTATAGTGCTCTTGCAGAATGGCGCCATTGTACGACAGATAGCCGTCCCAGTGGCAGTAAACACTTTTAACAGTGTCGCCGTGCATAACCCCGATGCGTGAACGTGTACCCATTTGCTAACTCCTTTTTGCTTACTATGCTAGTATTATAACACACTTCGAATTTTTGGGCAACCGTTTTTTAATCGGCGCCAAAAGTTGTTGCTAAAAACTCACGGCATTGTGCTTCTGTGCGTTTAGTCACTACAACCTTGCCGCCCATAAAGCCCACGAACAGATTGCGGTGTTCCACAAACTTGATCTCGCCATCTGCACCGGTATGCTTCTGACGCACAGGTGCTTTCTTGGCTACTACTTTTTTAGTAGTTTTTGCAGGAGCCTCTGCAGGCAGTTTTGGTTCTGTTTTGGCAACGGCACCGGTTAAGGGTGTATGCTTAAAACCGTGTTTGGCATCGTAGTTGGCCAGCTGGCGCTCGGTCATACCCCAAGTGTCCAAAAGACGCTTGACTTCTGTGCCGGGCAGTTGGTGCCAGTTAATACAAGTATCAGTCCAGTTTTTCATTGCTACTCCTTTTTGCTTACTATGCTAGTATTATAACACAATTCGAACTTTTGGTCAACCGGGGTATTTTGGATACTTTGGACGCTTGGGGCAGAAAGGGCAATCGGCATCCTTGCAAACACCTTCCAACCAGGCGTTGCAAGGATCACAATAATTGCTGTCAAATTCGACATTATAACTGCGATAAGTGCCACAATGAAAACATCCAATATCCTCCTTAGGGTCAAACTGTAGCTTGACCTTGGGATTGGCTTTGCGACGACTAAGATTTGGATTGCGGTCGTGCGCCTCTGCTTTCATTGTTGTGAGATACCCTCTACTATTTTCCCAACCATTCATAGTTTTTCTCCCTTTTAATTTGTAATACAATTATTGTAACATCTTTCGGGCTTTTGGTCAACGAATACCAAAGTAAATTTTAGGGTTATACCAAAGTAAATTTCTTGTGGTTTTTACGCAACACAAAGAAAAACCCGCCATTTTGACGGGTTTTTGGTGTTGTTTTTACGCAACTGTTACTAAAGTATTACTCTTAGACTATGCCAAAAAATGCGTAGTGCTGTGGCAAATCCCAAGTGTTTGGATCCACTATAGGTTGCCCGTTGTAGGTCTCAAATTTGCTATTAAGTACAGAGTACCTTTTAAAGAAACGCCAATTGTCTGGACTGGTCTTAGACAATCCATTATCTTGCAAAACTTTGTCACTGTGTTTCTTAATAAGGCAGGTTGGTGTATTTAATGCTTGGTTGATGGTCAGGCGCCCCTCAATTAACATATCCCGAACACTGCTAGCCGGAATTACGTGTTCAAAAATACTTTCACCTTTACGCACTCCTACCTCTATATAATGACTTTTAATTTTACCCCTAATAGAGTAATCGTGGTAGCGACGGATATGGTGGTCAATGCTGTCTCGCAATAACCTAGCCCGCATATCTTCTTCGAAGACTGTGCCACGATAGATTTCTAGTAGACGTTCTAGTTCCTCTGTAGTAAATGCAAGACACTGGCGGTATGCTTTGTCATTGCGTTTAACACCTTTGTTACGCTCGGGCTTTCTATAGCCCTCAACAAGTTCTTGAAAGGTTGACATTTTAGTACAAATCTTTCTTGGCTGGTTGGAAGGCAGTGTCAATACGCAAGGTGGGCTTACGACCAGTCCAAGTCTTGTTCAATTGATACCACAAAAAGGTACCACCGTTGCGCCAGTTCTTAGTAAAACTAATACGTGTCGGTGCCTGTACTGCACCGGCCCAATACTTGGTATGCCAGGACTTATAAGCATCGCGCACTTTGTCCCAAAATGCACTAGCTTCGTGGAAGTCAGCACCAAACAGACTGTGCAAGTGATTACCCAAGTCCACTACTTCCTCGTCAGTATAGTCAATGCCGTCTTTCTTGGCCATATCAAACCAAGCACACATAATCTCAATCTCCTGACTAGCAATAGGACGAGCCACTGGAAAGGTAGTAGTGTACAAGGCAAACTTACGGATAATATCAGAGCTATAGTGATTGAGCTCTTGCATACGACCAATGGCGCCGGGCATATGAGTATCACCAAACTTGTCGGCTGTGACAAACAAATCTGCTTGTTCTAGGTATTGTTGTTTGAGCTCTGCATCTACCCACGCCGGATTGGTGTTACCATCAATACGAACTCCGTAGATCATCTGCATCCAAAGATCAATTAAGTCCAACAACTTCTTGCCAACATCGCTGTTTCCGCTGACAAAGTTTTCACGGATGTCTGCTTTCTTGCTTACTTTGTAAATGTTGACAGGGACCATTACGTCTTTGGGGTCTTGACCCAGGATTAATACTGCAATAACATAAAATGCCGCGGCAGTGTTCTGACCGTCCCAACTTGCATACAGTCCTCTTTTTCCTGTAGGGTAGTATTTAAAGTCTGAACTGTTACCAGTTACCTGATACACTTGTATAGGCATTGCCTGTACGTCACGAAAGTTGCTGACAATGTAAAAAACCCAATAGAGAATTAACATACGTTGGATTGTGGTATCAATCAAGATGTCACTGAGTGGCATTTGAATAGATTCGACAATGTCTAGATCGGAGAACTTTTTAACATTGGGATAGCGTTTCTTGAAGTCGTTGATAGCTTTTTGTAGCTGACTTCTCATACCGACTTGTTTCATAAGTGGCAATCCACTTATGGCCTGGTTAAATCGATCTTTAATGTCTACAAAGATCGAATCGGTTTGCGAGTACCGAGAGTTTATCTGCGAAGCGTAAGAGGGTGCAGGTGCTTGTTTGAGCGCAAGATTTGATTTTGCCATAATATGGCCTCCTAATTGTACTTGGCAAAGTTTTTAATATACAGTGCCAATATGGTAAAAAGTAGTAGACAGAATTGTCTACTACAGGGCTAAGTGTACAGGAGGTACACTAATCTGTCAACCTAGGTGATGCGAATGTTGTTTTTTTGCATCCTGTCGCTATACAGGCAACGGCCACGCTTTCGCACCAATTCGGCCATACCCTGGGGATCGCTTTCAAAAGATGCTTTGATATCTTCTTGGCCAACATTGGCATCAACGTCAATGGCATAAATTTCATAATGTCTTTGCGAATTAAATTTAGCCCTGAGCATAATCATATTGGCAATCTGATTAGGATTAGATTTGTTGTCTACGCCACGTAAGATATCAAAGGTTTTTTGACGATCCATATCAGAAATGTTAATACAGGCTTCAAGTCCGTGCATATCCCAACTAAGTAGATATGTTTCGACATCGTAGTTTACTTCACTTTTTTTCATAAAGATATCCAACTGTTTTTTGCTCGATTATAAAACTTGTGGCGACCAATTTGCACAATATAATGATTCTGATCTACCCACTTAGGATCTTTAATATAATCTGCGTGATAGAATAAACTGCGCTCTAGGCCAGAAACTCTCCAACCATTGACAGCACGTTGAGCAATGGTTTCGCACTCTTGCCATAGTTTGGCATTGGGCTTGGGTAAGGTCTTCATTCTAGTCCAGCTAAACTGTGATTTAGAATAAACTACTGCACAGATACTGTTACCCCAATATCCATTGGATACTCTGTTAAGGGTAATATTTGCCACAGCATACTTGCCTGCGGCAGATTCGACGCCAGCCTCATAATAGATATTACGAGTCAGACATTCTATGTCTTTTTTACTGGCCTGTATCTTAGTTTCTCTATGCACCAAATCGCCAATTTGGTCAATTTGGTTTTGCATTTGATCCAAGCAGCTGGCAATACGGTCAAGGTAGTTAACAATGTAGCCAAGACCGGAGACCACCGCCACGGCTGTGGCAGTCAATACAACGTTTTGTACTTTCATTACCGTGCGATTTTAAACAGTTTACCGGCCGTAGACGCTGGCTTTCCCTTAGATTTTGGTTTCGTGTCAGCAGGGAACTCTTGATTTAAATAATGCTCGATTAGCGATTGGGAAGTCATTGACTTGACACTAACGTCGTTGAAAGCGTAGAACAATACAGGGCACTTGCCCCAGGTGCCATTGCGATAAAACTCTGCAACGTATCGACGGTGCTCTGCATTTTTAGGATTAAAAATCACAGTGGGTCGACGATTCACATCAAGTAAGGTTTGGCTCAATTTAAAACTCCTGGTTGGTTGAAAATTAATTATACACTAAATTACCGCGGTGGGCTTTTTTCTTGTACATTAGTTGATTAAGAGACTCAAGTATTTGATTGACTGGAACGCTGTGGTGCTTATAGCCATCCATAACACATTCTTTATAATGGTCCGAGGGAAGGTCGTCTTTAACTCCGGGATTCATATAATACACTTCTGCTTCAACTAGCTGGCCCTGGTGTTCCACTGACACTGTGCAACTGTTATAAAAATTTGGATAACCCTCTAGTCTGTCCAGTGCTACGAGACAGTCTTCGGTGATATCCCATAGCACCCCATCAACCACAGATCCCGGTTCTTCGACAACATCGGCACACCCAGCAAATCGAAAACGCCAATTGGGTAGCTTGGCTAATCCAAGACAAACGGCCTTAGGACAGCGACTGGCCATTTCGTCTCTATTGGTGTTCATACCATATGCAAAATACAACATTACTGATGGGCCTCTAAATTAGTTAAGTAAGTTTCAAGATCGTTACCGTGCAATTGTAACATAATTGCGGTGACTTCGTCAAATATAACCACATTCTTAATGTGGGCAATATAATACGGGTAATGTATGTGGCGTTCTAACAATAGTAGTACTTTGGGTGTAATACTTTTTGGCAGTGTAAACTTGTAATTGCTCAGTTTCAACTTTTCGGATAAGAACTTGTACCCGGGCTTGGTTAGCCGCATACTCAAGTGGTTTGAAGGATTAAAGAATATTGACAGTCTGGCATCACCGCCCCAGACATCAAACGGAAGTTCGGCACCTTGTTGCCTAAGTAACGCGATCCATTCTTCCTGATTAAGGGTAGATTTGATCACCGGCTTTAAGCAAGACTACAGTAAATTTCTCACTCTTGTACAGACTGTTTAATTTCTTGGCCAAGTTGATTGCGTGTCCGGGATTACTAAAGGAGACCTTTTTGTATTTTGGTCCGGGGTACGAGACAAGAATGTTGCTAGTTTTAAGATTTATGGGCTTGTTATCATAGAACACAGCCCAGATGCCTTCACTGTTTAAAACTTGGTCACATTTGTACGTAGTCTTATTAAGATGTTCTAAAATAACAGTTGGCTTTGGTCTTGACATAATATGCTCTCTCGATACATTTATTTATCACAATTTTATGCGTACTTAACTACTTTTGTCTTAGGCCAACCCAACTAATTTAGTAAGAGCCTCGGTTTCTGATTTGTAGGGTCCAAAATATGGATATCTATTTATTGTTATGCTTTTAGGGCAGAACTGGTTCTCCCAGTGATCATCTATTTTAACTACATAGTAACCAGCACAATAAAAGCTCTTACTTTTTGCGGCTTTGGTATAGAAAGGCAGTTTACGCCGTACATCGTAGAGCTCGTTGAACGGGGTACAATCCACTGGAAAATCGTAGATATTGTTGCTGTTATCTACAATTTTTTTGTCTTTTCCGCCTTTGTTTACACGGATATTATACTTGGTGCTCAGTAGTTTAAAATTAACAAATTTTTCTCTGGCAGAACCTTTGACTAGAAAGACTCCGTCGGGCGATGCTTGGATGGTGGCAACTTTTTGACCACCATCCTCAACAATCCAAAATTTATTCTTGATAATTGGTTTAGCTTCTAGCATCATTTCTTATTCTTTCGTTGTTTAATTATTTTGATACCTTTGTATAAAGGCCAGTCTTTAAGTACAGAATCTTTATGTCCTGTAGCGATACAAAATTTTTGAAAATCGCTTTCCTCTAGTAGGATAGTGTCAATGGGAATTTCTCTAGCACCAGCGGTTCTAATTTCCAATTCTAGTCTAGACAATATTTCTTTTTGATCAATCATTGTGCTTTTAAAATATCAAAGGTTAATTCATAGTTGTACATATAAGCCACTGGTTTGAGCCAACCTGCATTGATTGCAGTGACAAAGATGCTTTTGTATTCAGCAGGACAGTTATTGCCGATTTCAAATCCAGCACGACAAAACTGAGTCAATCCATCAGTAATCACAAAGTTAGGATCGCCTGGTTTAATGGCAATAACGTTACTCTGGTGCTGAGTAAAAGACATATCACTCTTCCCCAAAGAATTTGATAATCAAATTAAGTGCGTCAATGAGCTTGATGTTACCTGCTACATCATCAGGGTGCAGCCAATAACCATCCGGATTATTTTCTGTCCTGGGATTCTTCCGCCAGTCTTTTAATTCTTTCTTGAGATACCCACGGTACTCTTTAAGATTTAATACCGTAATACGATCTGCTACTATAGCGTCTAATTCAATTTTTTTCATACTGGGTAACTCGCACTTAAGAATTCGGCAAAACTAGTAGCATTATCGCTGATTCGATTAAGCTCGTACTTGCCGCAGAATTTAAGAAATTGTGCGCCAATCATTGGGCGGCTCAGCGGCATACTGCCATTGGCAATGGTTTCTGCAATAAGCATTTTAATGTGTTCGGGCTGTGCAGTTAAGTCGATCAATTGACGATTGCGTTGATAATCATCAAGCACTTTATGTTCTTCGCCATTGTGGTCGGTCCAACGTTGCAACATTAGATTGTTCCAAGAGAATCCACCTCGATCCATATCGGCAAATGCTTCTTCAAGGCCAACTTTGTTTTTACTGCCCTTGGTACGCACACCGGGATAAGCAGAGAAGACATTGTCACTGCTATCGCCACGCATACATTTTTCAAATAGAATAAATTTAGGATCGGGAATCTTCTTGGGCTCTTTAGTTTTCTTGTCGATAACTAGTTTACCTTTTTTGTCGAAGATTCCTTCAAGAGTGTGGAGTTCATCAGCGATTCCGTTATACTGGCGGACATTGGGTGCGAGCAATTGATAGAAGTCAGTGTCACTGCTAACGATGACGTGTTGATCCTCACGATGTGCTTGTATCCACCCTGCCACCAAGTCATCTGCTTCCAATTGCCCGTGCTGGAGTACAGTACAATTTGTGCGCTCTTGTAGGAATGACTTAAGGGCATCAAATGCTTCCCAAAAGAGGCGATCTTCTTCCGCTTCTGTTTCGGTAAGTGAGGCCCTAGCCACTGCTCGATTCTTTTTATAAGGTTCATAAAAATCCTTGCGCCAGCTACGCCCCTCTAAGCAGAAAACCACGTGGTCGGCTTTCTGTTCACGCCAGGCTTTATTAACACTGGCTAAGGTTACGTGTATGGCAAAACCTAGACGGTCCCAAGTGTCGCTTTGACGACTTGCGCTATGTCTAGCACGAAAGAAAGTATTAGCAGTGTCTACGATTAAATATTTCATAGAGTAATAATAGCATATTACCCTGGGCTTGTCAACTGATTTCTGCGCGACCGCCGCCAATATCTTTCCGAACGGTCTGTCTTGGGTTGTTGGCTTCGTACTGCTCATAGGTTTCCAAAACGACATTTCGGCAAACGTCCTGGAACCACCGGTCGACTATCTCGTTTTCGGGCTCGTTAACTTTAACTTGATATCCAGATCGGACCAACTGTGCCAGGAACTTGTCGTTCCAATCTAATTCAAATGCACCTTGTCCGATGTTCTCTGGATCGATGTCTACACTTAAGATGCCAACCCAGGGCTCGCCCTTTTCGTTGGCAATGTCTTTTGATGTTTTCTTTGTAGCCTTGGGTTCTCTGACCTTGGGTGCAGGCTCTGCTTTGACTGGCTCGGGCGTTACTTTGTCCTTGCCAAATAGTTTATTGAATAGTCCCATCACATTTCCTTACTTAACAAGATGTTGTGCCAACACCATTAAACTTAACCAAACCCAAATAGTATTAAAGCCAACTAGTGTGGGCAACAATTTTTTGTTACTAGCCCATATTAAAGTTAAACTGGTTGCCAGCGTTAAAAAGTACAACCACCAAATTTGAATACCAAATACCAATCCTGGTATAATAATTATGGCTTTAGCAACCCAGCTGGCAAATTCTACTATGTTGTAGTTGGTCCAGTATTCGCGAGTAAACCACATACTGTAGCACTCACGAATCTTTGACAATCCACTATGACTATAGACACCACCAATTAAAACTAGCCACACCAAGGTGGCTATAATAATTTGATCACTAGTCATTAAGTGCCCCAGGCGTTCTTGAACAGCGGCACCTGCAATCTGTCGCTGTAACGATAGCCTCGCTTCATTGCAAGCTCTGCGACGCGGCGATTATTAAGAGAGTATACGCTTTCAACTCCACCAACAGGCATAAGATACACAGGACCTTTAAAGCCTGCACGACGATATTCTTGTACAGCACGATCTGCATCAATAACATCCTCCTGTGTGGCTACTACTAATTTTAAGTAAGCATAACCAACGTCTTCATAATCGCAAACAATCTCTGGACAAATGGCCTCTTCCCACTTCTCACCACTGCAAGGCAGTTTAGCACTGACACTGAAAGTGATTTCTCTACCTGGTTGCTCAGCAAGCCAAATACGCAAGTAGTTTTTAAAATTACCGCTTAATTTTTGAGTGCCATTGGTTTCAAATGTAATTTCAGTTAATGGTGTCATACAGGGCTGGTCTAGTAGATCAGGATAAGCACGTTGCCAACCCAGTAATGGCTCTCCGCCTGTGATAACAAGATGTTCTTTTTTCCACTCTCCGTATGGAAGCGTCTTAACAATATCTTTGGCAAGACCTTCTACAGCAACCATTGGGCTAAGATCCTTAAACATTGGATCCCAGCTGGCGTAACTATCACATCCAGTTTTAACCAACGGAAGTTCGTTATAGTTGTTAAACATATGAACAACCTGGGAGATTTCTTCTCGCTCTGTGCTCAACTCACCTCTGGGCATACCAAATCCACCACAGGTAAAGTTGCAACCAAATGTGCGTAAGAACACACTAGGAACACCCATATAGCGTCCTTCACCTTGAATGCTGTAGAACAGCTCTGCTACTTTGAGTTTACTCATACTTGAATTTCGCTTTCAAAAATATTAGACCATTGTTTAAGTTTTGCAATTTTATTATTCGATGCAGTGAGTACTTCATCTTTGTCAACTAGGTTATGGTCAATACACAGGTTGATCATTGCCTGTAAGTCGCCTAGTTCTTCTGCCAAGTGTTGTCTGTTAGTCAACGGTTTACCTGGCTTAAAGTTGTCTAGGCCAAATCGACTAATTTTACTAACAGCAACAATTACCTCTGCACACTCTTCTTGTGTAATGTCAAGGATTTCTTTTTCTTTTGAATTCATATTAGCTTCCGCAATCTATACGCCAGGGGCAAGTTGATAACATTTGTGTACTACAGTCATCCTCACCAAAACAACTAGGTTGGTGTGTACGCTTTAATCTAATTACTGTATGTATCCGGCGCCGTTCTTCGCTATCACCAAACCCTGTATTACAGAGCTTGGCTTCTTCGTTTAATAGATCTTGTAGATTAGGCAAACAAGTCCTCGTTCCATTCGCGATGGCCTTCGCGGAAAGCCATATTGGACTGTGTCTCTCTGACTTCTACACGATAGCACCACAAACGCTTGGCTTCACCCTCGCCCCACATCTCGGGAATGTAAACTCCATTGACATACTTGTAGAGCATATCACTAAGACCTTCACAACCTAGTTTAGGCAGTACTACAATCTTGGCCATATTCTTTTCTTGTAGCAGTTGGAATGTGGGCATATCAGGATCATCTGCGGCTACAATCAGCGTGTGATCAAATTGATCTTCTAGGATCTTTTTAAGTTCTTTTAGGCCACCGTAGTCCGCGGCCCAGTTACGAACGTCTAGGTCGTTGGTACCAAAGTAAAACTTCATTGAGAAGCTGTACCCGTGAATTAGGTTGCAATGACTGTCAGCTCGCCACTGACGATACGCACAAGGAAAAGCATCGTGATACTCTTTGGTGCTGGTATATTTGTAACTGACTGGACCCACGTAAGGAAGGTTGTCTTCTAAGTGTCTGATTAAATCAGCTGTTGATGATTTTGCCATTATTTTCTCCTATGTTAATTATAGCATAGGCAGCAGAATTTGTATAGCGGGTTGATGCTCGGAGGCCGCTTTGACATCTATTTAGTATTGTTTTTCAAGTTGATCCAAATGTTCTTGAAAATTATGCTGTTCAATATCATCTAAAAATTTAATCAAGAACATACTGGCCGCACTGGCATCAGCGCCATCAAAGTGCAACCTGGTTCCACCGGTCCCGTCCTGTCTATGATAACAGAACTTGCCCTTACCATAACGAACACGATGTTTTACGTGTTCGCGTCCTCGATTATCCCAGACCGTGTCTTTGAACACTTCTCCGCCAACTAGCCTATACCATTCAATCATTTCTTCAGTTAGACTGCGGACTTCAATGTGTATTGGGTAGTGTACTTTACAGCCTGGCGGAAGTGGAATCATTTTACGGCTCTCTCGGTAAGGTATTGTTCGTTTTGAATCCATTTGTTTTTAACTAGGAATCCCCATTCGCGTTGTTGAGGACCAGGCATAAACAATGTCCAACATTCTATACTAGGATCTAATTCAATGCGATGGTAACTAGTTGCTTCGCATATTCTAAAACTGCCCGGACCTCTCCATTTTGCAATCTCTCCAATCTTTAATCCTTGATCATTAAATTGCGGAATCCATTCCCAATATCCGCCTTTTAGGATAATAGTAGCATAAGGCCAAGGATGGTCGTGGACATCATCGGGATCTGATTTAAGAAACCTATGAAGAAATATGTTAAATGGAAACCAAGTTCTATCTTTAAGAAAGAGATAATACCGCTCAAGGTAAGGCTCATTGTTTATCCTATCCATTACAATACGTTTACGACCCAGGCTGTCAAGCCAATTTAAGAATGCTTTTTTCATTCAGTACTCTTTAGTAAATGAAAGCTAATTAGTTTTCCTAGTTCTCGATCAAAGTTCTTCTTATTATCAGGAATGACATAGTAACTAGGACGATGATGATTCTCTGTTTTAATGGCAATAATGTATCCACCGGTAGCTTTAGTAACACCAATGGTGTAATTGGGTGCTATATCATTGCCGCCTAATGAAATAGTGTCAATGCTCATAGGTCCGAGACTGTACGAGCCCGATGAACCAGTGATACCAATTGTGCTCATATTGATCATACTCATATTAATCCTTTTTGTCGCCGGTTAGGTTTAACAGACTTAGGAAAATGTTAATAAAGTCCAGGTACAGTGTAATTGCACCCATAATCTCTGCACCATCGTCTGCATTACTGTCGTATAACATTTCGCGTATTTGCTGAGTGTCATAGGCGGTCAATCCCAAGAAGATAACAATGGCCACAGCACTGATCACCATTTGCATTACGCTACTGCCAATAAAGATGTTAATAACGCTGGCAATGATGATGGCAACGAGCCCAATGAACATAAACTTTCCAAGGCTGTCAAGGCTACGTTTAGTAAAGTAGCCATAGACGCTCATAATACCAAATAGGATACCGGCACCCATAAATGCACTAACAATACTGCCCATTGTGTATAGTGCAAAGATTGTGGCAAAACTTAACCCCATCAATCCTGCAAATGCGTGTAAGGTTAACACCTTGCCACCTTTAGAAATTCCCGAACTAAGCAAGTACGGAACAGCAAAAATAAACGCCAGTGGTGCAAGAATCACAATCCATTTTGTCCAGCCGGTAAAGAATAATTGCAGTAGAGCAGGACTGGTGCCCACTAGGTAACTAACAATCATACTGTTAATTACAGCGGCCGCCATATGTCCGTATACACGGCCCATTGCTTGATTGATCTGATCTGCAGATCGGTATGTGATAGTGTCAATTGTATCTGTAAACATTGTATCTCCTTATCTTGGTGCAAAATCTTGTTGCAGTTTAATGTTATCAAAAAACTCTTTCTTTGTACTTTGGTCTGTGTTGAACGCACCTTTAAGTACAGTAGTCTGAGTCAGCGAACTATGTGCCATAATGCCACGATTCTCACAGCATCCGTGTACTGCTTGAACATAAACGCCTACGTCTCGAGCATCTGTGGCCTTCATAATTTCTCGAGCTATATCATTACACAATTCTTCCTGGAGGGTACCTCGACGAGCACACCATTGTGCAATACGTGTATATTTGGAAAGTCCTATGAGCTTCTCAGCCGCGATAATACCAATATAAGCAACCCCAGTAACGGGTTGATGATGATGACTACACATACTGCGAAGTTCACTACGAACCACAAGCATACCTTCATACCTATCTGTAGTATCGTTTGGAAACGCTGTTGCATCCGGCCTTGGTTCATATCTGCCTGCCATTATTTCATTAAAGTACATTTTAGCCAGTCGGCGTGCTGTGCCTTTTGAATTGGGATCGTTTTTGCGATCAATTAATAGTGCATCTAGTACACCTTCGAATGCTTCTGCGGCTTCGTTGATAAGTTTTTCTTTATCGCCGTCCCACAGGTACTCACTGATGTTGTCTCCGGCCCAAAATCTTTTGCCGTCACGTGTCATTTTAGCGCGAATATACCCGCCTAGATAGCCTTCTTCATATCCACCATCGCCTGCCATTGCGTCCAGGCCTGTTTCTTTATTTGTCAATTGTATGTTTCTCCGAGTTATTGTCGAGGATGACAGCTTATTGTAATGTATTTAGAATCTTTAGTCAACTAGTAATGGAAGGTTTTTTTGCCAATTCCACGTTGTATTAACTATATTTCTAATGTCACTATTTCTAGGCCGCCATTGTGTTTCACTTTGGAATAGATCGCTATTGGCAACCAAAATGTCTGGATCTCCAATGCGTCTATCTTTAACTTCATAGTTGATCTTCTCTCCAACTACTTCTTCACAGGTTTGCATAATGGTCTGGTTACTGTGACCGTGTCCTGTGCCTAAATTGTATGCACCGAATTGCCCTGGCTCAAATCGATCTGCTAAACATACTGCCTCTAGGTGTGCGTGGGCAATGTCAATTACGTGTAGATAGTCTCGTATGCAGGTACCGTCGGGCGTGTTGTAGTCGTTGCCATATAAATGAAAATTTCTTTTATTTTGGTAAGCACTTAACACCCTAGGGATCATATGAGTGTCATCGACTACGTGCCCTAAAATACCATCAGGGTCGCATCCACAGGCATTAAAATATCGTAGTGCAATACCTTTGAATCCGTGTGCGCTACAATGACCTTGAATAATCTTTTCACAAAACAGTTTACTCCAACCGTAAGGGCTGATTGGATTTTGTGTGCTAGATTCTGTGATGTTATCAGCATCAGCTGGAATGCCATATGTAGCGGCACTGCTACTAAAAATGATTTTGCCAGACCACCCGCCTAGGTTGTGCAGATCTTCTAGCATTGAGTTGGTCTTGCCACTGTTGTTGTCGTAGTAAGTGTATGGGTCGCTAAGACTTGGTCCAACCAGACTAGTGCCGGCGCAGTGAATAATAGCGTCGGGTTGGTGTATATTTGCCGCTCCAACAGTTATACCATCAACAAAGTCATTGACTAACAGCTCATCTAGATAATAAGCAGACTGCAAAACTGTTTGACTTTTGTCAATGCCAACAACATAGTATCCAGCATCCTTAAAGACCTTGGCAGTATGCCCGCCAATGAATCCCATTGCACCAGTGATGATCACAGTCTTATTCATTTTTGCTTTTTTCTTTTGGGCTTTTCAACGGGTTGGATAGCAACACTGGCAATGGCTTCTCTTACATCACGTAGCAATGCTTCATCATCCCACTCTAGTTTAGTAGTTCCATCAGAAAAAGTAGTAACTGTCAAGTGACTACCTTTAACCACGCCACTGGGATCTTGTTCTTTCTTTTTACGTGTTGCCATTTTAATTCCTTTTAATATTTAGATTCACTAGTGTGTTTACGATAATCTGTGCCCATACGCAACCATTGTGCGCCTTTATCTTCCATAATGTCAATGATGCGATCTATGGTGCCATCGTTATAGTTACTGATCTCGCCTAACCTTGGATGTGGTGCTTCTAACAATGTATCCAATTTGTTCAACGCATCCTCTATGCTCCAGGGCACATAGAGCCTTGTATGGTCATTTGAAAAAGTCTCAGGAAAAGACCTATAAGCAGGGTATAGAACATTACATCCCAAAGCATCCGCTTCACTGACAGTGTTTGAAACCCAGTCTTGTAAAGCACAATTAAACACGACACGGCTATCGTTAACAATGTTATAGTAGTCATTCTTTTCCAAATCCTCGTGTAACTTTAATCGGCCCACTGCCTGCATACTACGAGTACGTTGCATATAACTGTCGTTGTTAGACTTTAGCTTTGCACCACTGCACACAGCAAACTCTACTGTGCTAACAGGATTACGTTCGAAGTAAGCATCTATTAGATCCATATAGAAGTCTGGTTGCTTCTCTTGGTCCCAACGTGCGCTAAACACCACACGCTTCTTACGTTCACTAAATGGTTTAATAATAGGCACACGACTTTGTACCTCTGCCTTGCCAAATGCAAGACCTGAAATATTGTAGATAGGAGCCTTCCAACCTGCAATCTTCATATGCGCCACCATTTCCTCATTGGTGGCCAGTACGCCAGTGGCAAAGCTATCAACCATCTTTTCGTAAAGACTCATCCACTCACTCATACCCCATACGTGTACAAAATCGTCCGGGTCAATGGTCTGTGCTAGACAACGTACAAAGATCTGTGGCCTTAGGTGTGTGGGAGTTTGATCCATAATGTATGGCAAACTTTCGATGCCTGGTTGGAACATATCCTCAAAGTAGACTACATCGCTGGCAGTTACTTCTCCGGCCTTCATCATACGCACCAGGTTCATAAGCTGGCTCATACCAAAGTATGTGCGTCCGTGTGCATCTAACACTTGCCCTGTGACAATAGCTTGATCGTTGCTGAGTGTTTCGCCTGGGACAATAACATAGTCAATGCCTCTACGTTCAAACACTGCACGATTCCACTCTTGTAACTGTAGTGTATATCTTGCCTTGTAGGGCTCTAGGCCCATATAAAATAGTTTTCTCATTTTAAACTGTCTTAATAGAATTCAGTATGCGCTTGGCAGTTTCGGCGTCTAATGTTGGAATTGGAGCAACCTTTAATTGCTCTTGATGCCAACTGTAGCTGTCGTTGTGCCACCCCTTGGCGGAATCGTACTTTATTGATTTATCACTGTAGGCTAACCTGTCCAGTGACTCTTCGAGTTTACGTGTACGACGATTTAAATGGTTGACATCATCAACTAACCTTCGCAAGGGCCCTTTTGATGCGCCTTCGGCAAATTTGTCGGGTTCGGGTTTAGTTAAGATAACCACCATCAATAGACTGCGTAGTGCATCAACAATTCTAGGATCATTGCTAGTTAATGCTGTATCAAACATATCAATGAATCGATCCAAGTCAAAATCTGACTGATCCTTGACCCGTAACCCACTCATTACGCTCTCCTAGTTTGGCGGATAATATAGCCCCAGTTGTCACGTGGCCACTTGCCACGCTTAGTACGGGCCAAGTCGCCCCAGGGACCACGATCGTTGTATAGATCGGCTTCGTTAAAGGGGTAACCCTGTTTAACACAAAACTCTTTGTACTCTTCCAAGTCCTCGAGGATACGATTAACTTCTGGCTTCATACGCAGATATTTTTTGAGCCAATTTGGTTGTGCCATTTTTTATTCCTTAGATAGCAATGGATTGATACGGGCGAGAAACTTCATATTCGATGAGGCAGCCGTTCTCACCATCTTCGGCTACCTCAATCCACACTGCACGACCGGGATACCGATCAGCAATTTGTAGATACAGGTCATCGGCGATCATCTCGCAGGATTTAAAATCTAACGACAAAACACCTTGTGCGCTACTATACAGTTGTTCAAGCCACCGTTTGAATTGAATAAACTCCACATCTCTGTCGTTGTGGAAAACGTCAATCCAAACCCTGAAATGAAAAATATGGCGATGAGGATAGCCAAGAAACGATACATCATAATTATCTCCGGTTGCTAGTGCTGGGTCGGTTGCGGCAGCAGGGTATTTGTGGATTCCTTCTTTGCGGAATGTGATCCAGATTTTACGTTTTGCATCCTGTTTGATTCTATCAACAGTTGCTCTTTGTTCTTGAGTTAGTGCCACGCTTTTAGCCTTTCTAATGTTACGATTTCTTCTAAGGTTGTACCAAAACTGCCGCCCTCGGGGATGACATACAATGTGTTATTAACACGATCGGTTTTCTCATCATAGATATGTGTTTCAATAACACTACCACCTTGTGCGGCATACAGATTAAAAGTCATTGAGTGACTTCTAATTTCGCCACTGCTCGAGACTGTCCTATTACGTCCACGTTTAGTAGCGGACAGTAGGTTACCAATGGCATTACCGTCGGACTCGTCACGCTCCAACATCCTGTTTGGGTAGCTGGACACCCACTGTAAAAGTTTGAATAGATATTTCTGTATCATTTAACTATTTGGTCTTGTGTGTATTTAGACCAGTCTGTAAAGTTGCGGCGGGCTTTTAAATCATTTAGACTATGGCACCAGACGCCGGGATTGGTGGCCTTAAAGTCTTTGTCGTCTAGCTTGATTGTAGCATTATATCCTAGTAGTTGTAAATAGGGCAATTTCACCGAAATCATTGGAATGAAGTTGTGATGCTCGCACAGGCCACCTTCAAGCAGACCTTCTACACAAGAAACATCAATGTCTAGAGTACAGAAGTATCCCTTTTCTAAAAAGTAAGTGACCATTGATTCCCAGGGCTGCCACCTACCAGAATCATTGGTATCTAATTTAGGAAAACTCATATTAGCGCCAAAGTAAATGTGCTCAATGTGTTTAGATTTATCTTCGTAAGAATTGAAGTCATCCAACCAATCTTGTATTTCGTTAAAAGGTTGTACACCAACCACAAATAGAGTTTTCTTTCCATATGCAGGTGTGTGCTCTACTTCTGTGCCAGTAAAAAATGTAACAGCATTGGTTACACCAGTTTCATAGTCTCTATTCATTTCAGCGATCGTCCTCTAAATCGACACGTTGATTTTCTTCGTATTGTTCTCTTCGAAGCCTACTAAGTTCATCCAATACTGCTAGTTTTTGTTTTTTAAGATTGTGTAATTGTGTGTCGGTAAACTTACCGGTACGTTCAAGAGTATCAACTTCGTTGTCTAGTCTTGTGTGTTCTTTTTCCAAATGTTTAATGCGTCCTTCAATCATTTATACCTCCAGTTGGTTAAGTTTATCTTCGTCTAACACAGGCTCCTCGTAGGCCACGTATTCAAACAATGCGTTAAACATAGTATTGGCATTTACAGTTTTCTTACCTTTAAAGCCACGAGTGCCTACAATTTCCATCCAATACTTACTATAGTGTTCAATGATAGCCTCTGAACTGGCACGGTCTGGTGCGGCAAAGATAGCTTCTACAATGTCTTTGAACTTTTCTCCGCCCGGCCCACTGTAGCGCATCATTGCAGGGTACTCGCCTAGGTCATATTGACGATTGGCACGTTGTACTGCTTCTAGGTGTGTCCAAACATTATGACCCATTAACAGTGCATAACTAAAACTATCCCAACTAGTCTTGCCTTCCTTGCCAATCTTATTTAGGTCGCCGGGCTTGTAGATACAAATATCTTTAAGGGTCAATTTCTTACTAATTGGGCTTTCATCAAACACAGGCCAATGACCTTCTGCAATGGTAGCAGGACCATAAGGTCTAGTGTCGGTGCTAAACTTCTTATCGTCGATGCTGGGCGCCATACGATAAGACCACTTCTCGTTGTGTGTTAAATCTATTTGGTGATAGACTTGCCCGTTCGCAGTCGCCAAAAACGGACTAGCACAATCAAAGCTAATAGTAAAAGAAGGATTGACATATTTTCTCACTGCTCGTTGAATATCGGTTAGTAGCACAGCCCACTCTAATTTGCTAGTACCCAAGAAGTGCATCCAATCGTGCAGGCCCTCTTGTAGCAAGTTGTCGTAACGTAGTGCTACCAAGCGTTTTAATACCAAGTGTACGTCACACATATTTTGGCCACCCATTGCCCAACCATCAAAGTGTGTATCTGGGTACACAGTTGGGTCGCAGAACTCTTTCATCTCTTGATACCAAGCCTCTGCACTGCCGTGGTTGTCACCTTGCAGTACATTTAGGAACTTGGCTCCGCCATTGTTCTTGCCCTTGCGGTTAGCCATAAAGTAATTGTTATTAAACTTAGTAGCATCCACAGCTTCTTCTAGTGTGGTAATCTGGCAAGCCACACTAGCTTTCTTATCGTGGATGACCCAGGTTGGAATATCTAGAATCATTCCATAGTCTGCAATACCATCTAACCATTTAAGCACAGCATCACGTTTCTTTTGTGCCTTGGGACAACCTGAATTGGCCTTCCAGTCGCCTTCCCACAGGCCCTTGGCAATTTGGAACCCACCAGAGTCGCCCAGTATAAAAGTTCCTGGCTCTCGATTACGAACCATATCTTCACTCCAGTCTTGTTTAGCAAGATCAAGATTGGCGTGTCCCCCGGAGTACAAACTCCATTTGTATGGAAATAATCCTTTAGAACTATTAAGCCAATTGAGTTGTTCCATATCAGTGATACCCTGCGGTAACCTAGTTGGGTCGACATAATTCTCGTTGCGTTGTTTGCCTATGAATGTAGCATAAAATCCGCTAATAGCAGGCAGGAACACAGCATAGTCTGATTGTTTGGCTGTTAGATTGTCTTGTTCAGTCATTTTTATTTAATAGCACCCAGGTTTTTAATTCAGGCGGTAGTTCGTTTTCGATTTCTTTACAGCGTTCTTTTAATTGAAGAATTGTGGTGTGTAAGTGCCCAGTGCTAGTCGGGCGCACACGTTCTCGAAGAATGGCTATCTCTTGTTGCAAAACTTGCCACCTAGTTAACGGATCAATCAGCATTGCCAGCTTCTTTGGTCAGTATGTCTATAATTTGGAACTGCTCGTAGGCCTGTCTAAGACCTGGGTGCCTTTCCATACGTGCCTTGAGAGCACTTTCTTCATTCATCTTATTAAACGCCCAGTCAATGGCACTTTGTGCCACGCCAGATAATCCTATACTTGGCGAAGACATATTAAGTTGCATCCAATTGTTACCATCAAATACTTCCATTTTTTGCATAGAAGTATTATAACGCATATTGCCTACGCCTTGAGCACCTGAGTACCCATTGACATAGGTACTAGCACTACTCCCGCCTATGGTAATATACGGAGAAGATGAATGGATTGAGTCTATCATTTTGTCTGTGCAGGCAGTGTGTAGTTCCAAATAGCAATACCGCTGTTAACAGTAATCTGTGCGGCACCTTCATCACTGATACGCAACATTTTGTCACCGGGCAAGTTTAAGATGCTGATAACAACACCAACTGGCCAAGCCCAGGCCTTGCTCAAACTGCCACTAACGCCATTGGCAAACACAAAGTTACCTGCGTGACTACTATGGTCACCAAAGTAAAACTCTAGATCGCCTTTGTTAGTTTTGGCGATAAAAGTAGTTTCTTCACTGTTAGCACTGGCTTGGAACTTCAAACGTTGAATGCCAAGATTGGTTGGCTCAACTTCTACACCCCACTTGACGCCCTTGAACTTTACAGTTTTAAGTTTGTCATTGATAATTTCTGCAGTCATAAAACGATAGTCGTTTTTAAAGTCGCCAGTTTTGTTTTCAAAGTGGATGCCAACTGGAACATCCTCTCCATTACGATTCTGTTTAAGAATATCTGTCTTAGCGCCTTCTTTGTATTCGCTAATGTTAAGCACTGTATTGAGCTTGCCCAAGTTAGGCATACCAAAGGTGCCCATAAAGTCTGCTACGGGGCCTGCAAACTTGGCCTCAACCATAACGCTACGATCTTCTGCAATAGCATTTACAGTGGTTTCTTGTTCAGTGCCAACGACCTTAACTAGGTCAATGACGCCTAAACCGTGTGTGTGTTGTACAATATCTAAAAGTTGGTCTTTCATAGGTTCTCCTGTGTGTAATTATATAGAATGTATTTAGAAAATACAAGTCAAAAGGTAAAATTATTCAAAGCTGAATAAGCTATCGAATGTGGTTTTAATTTCTGTAAAGTCTGGAATGTTCCAGTTAAGTACACCTAAAAGGTTTTCTACCTTTTGGTCTACAATGCCCATTTCCATACTGTCTTGGTCAAATGGTAGGTCTTTAAACCATTGTGGAATGTGTGTTTCATCTGTTGGGTAACCAACTGACGTATATCCCAATGGGTTATCTTTCAGCTTACAGACAATAGTTTTCATACCATCTGTGATGGCCAAACTATAGTTGTCACCGTGCATACGGCGTAGGCTATTCCAGTTCATTGCGGCTCTAACGTGGCCGGGCATATTGGTCTTGCCCAGTCTTTCTTCTTCCTTGGTAAACTTGGTCAAGTTATTAACACGCTTAGGAGTACCTTTTTCCCAAGCAGGTCTGTCAGCAAACAACAATTTAAATGCACGTACACGATCGTAAATTGATTCTTTGGTAGCACCAGTTAGCACTTCCTGCAGGATCTCGCTTAAGAAGTCTTGCACAACTTTTGGAGTATCACTACGCTTAAGGTCCAAGCCCATTGCCTTGACCTTGCCAGGCTTGCCGTGTAGATCTAATCTGTTGTTTTCTAGATCATAGATCAATACTGCGTAACGTTTCTTCTTGATGAACAGACCTTTGGAGGCAACCAACTCTCGACCACCCTTGATCAGTTCGCCCATCTCTCGCGGACAGTGGAATGCACGTTCCATAAATCCAGGAAAGCTCTCGTTGACTTGATCACCAATTTGGTCATACAGTTGTACGCATATTTCTTTGTTCCATTGCATACGCCCTGCTTCTACATCTTCCTTGATGGCAGGCCAGGCACTAAAGTACACAGAGTCTGTGTCACCGTAGATAATACTTTCGCCAACGTGATCGTAAGAGCCAAAGATGCATTCATTAACAAAACTATCCATATGCTTGGCAATGGCACGACCAGTTAAAGTAGTGCTCTGACCAATGCGCTTGTCAAAGAAACGACAACCGGGATTAAGAATAGCACCGTATAACGAGTTGAGGTTAATCTTCTTAACCAATTGCCTCTTGTCCCAAAAGGCCTTGTCCTCTGGAGTAGTTGCTTCTTTCTTTTTAGCCTGTAATTCTTTACGTTCTGCATACCAGCGTTCCAGGATTCCTGGGATAACTCCTTTGGCATCATACTTAAAAATAGTTCCATTGGAACTTAAGATCCAGGGCTGTCTACTGTCAAAGACCAGCTTCCAGATATCAGCCGCACTCATAACGTCACTGCCACCGCCTTCCCAATCAATGGTAATTTCTGTTCCGGGCTCACAGTTCATCACAGCAGTGTATTCTAGGCTTCCGAATAATCCTTCCCAAGCTTCAGCAAAGCTGGACCCGGCTGCGATTTTATCTGCAACGTATTTGTCTGACATTGTTTGTCTAAGTTGTCCGACAATTGTTTCTGGGGCCATATTAAGGGCTCGAATAGCCGAGGGATAGAGCGAGTTGATGTCAATTGCTCCAATCCAGTCGTGCATACCTTTTTTGGGGTAAGCAACATAGGCACCTGCCGCTTGCGTGTCACCTTGATCATCTCTGTTTCTCCTATTTTGAACTACTAAACCTCGTTGATGTGCTTCATTAATAATGGCCTGTTCTGTAACAGCCACAGCACCCATTGTTGTTGCCAACAGCACAGTATTATCGTGTGCCAGTTCGTTGGCCAGGTCTAAGAATCTTAACTTCTTATCCAGCCTGGACAACAACATTGTATCTTGTCGATTGTACTCAATAAATTTAGGAAAGTCTTTATTGTAGAGTTGATCCAGTGTGCCTTCGTATTGTGTTTTACGTTCACCAAGCTCGTACTCAGCAATGGCATCTAGACTGTAACTATGTCTTTCTTCGTATGTGTATTTGCGATATAGTTGCATATAGTCTAGATGTACACGACCTATTAGATCGAATGTTAGATTTTCTGCACCAAATCGCTCAAAGGTTCTTTCCTTGGGAAACTGACTCCACAGACAAAAGCGGCGTGTGTCATCTTTGGTAAGGATGCGTTTAGTACGCATAACCATATATGGAATATCAAAGCCTTCTGAGTTCCAGCCACTTAAGATGTCTGCATCGTCGATCAAGTTAAGGAAGGTATCTAGTAGGTCTTCCTCACGCTCAAAGAGAAAACAGTTTTCATATTTGTCGGCAATTTCTTGTGCAGTTTCTCGACTGAGGCTCTTTGGGGGTATCACCAGGGTAACTAGCTTATCCATCCAGTCCAAGTACACCGACACCGCAGTAATAGGATTAAAGGGATCTGCAGGTTTACTAAAACCTCGCAGTGGATCAAAGTCTACCTCAATGTCAAAGAAAGCTGTTTGTAACCTGGGCGATTCAATGCCAAGGTAGTGTTCTGCCAGACATCTAAAAATAGGATTGATGTCAGATTCCCACAGGCGCTTGCCAGAGTGTACTTTTAATTCTTTATGGAATTCTTTGTTGTTGCGAGTGCTAAATCTGCTAACAGGTGTGCCGTACACTGTGTTAAATTTGCCTCTAGGGTCATCGTAGTAGAATATGTAATTGGCAGGATATTCATTATAAACCCTCTTGCCGTTTACACGTTCAACTACGTGAATTCGATCGTTGCTACGATCGTACAATGCGTCTACGTAACTCAAATTTTTTCTCCTATGTCACTTTTAGCTGACAAATACTTTTCTTCTTGCCGTTTATAGTCCGGCGAGACTTTGATGTATTTAATGTTTACTATTGTCGATAATAAAATTACCTGATACGCTAATTCTGTAATCATCGCTGGTATAAAAAGAGAATGCTTCGTGAATAAATTTTGAAGGAAACACTATTATACTACCTTCTGCAGATTTATCAACCTCAATTATCTCGTTTGCAATCTCTCCAATGGAGTTACTGTAGCAAAAAGAAAATGCTCCTGGTACAGGACTGTTAGAGTGTTTACCGGGGGATACACGTTTTTCTTCTTCAAGGTCGTAGGGGACTTTGACCCAAAGAACAAAACTTAAAACTCCTGAGTGTCTGTGCGGAGGATTAAACTCGTGTTTCTTTTGAAAATTAACCCAGGCATTGCCCAAACATATTGGCGATTGATGTTTTAAATGACCAAATGTATCAAAGTAATTAAACTGCTGGTTGTATGCCAAGACATACGGCATTAGTGCAGTCTCTATGGCAACACCGTTGCTGAGCTCGTATTCACGTTCTATTTGTCCGTATAACGCGGGCGCGGCAGTTACGTTCTTAGCGTCGTCAAAGTTTGATTGTATACGATCAATCTCGTCAGTGATAGGTTTCAACTCTTCGGCACTGAGTTTTGCACGTATGTAACCGTAGTTGGGAAATGTCTTCCAGGCAAATTCCATTACAATACCATCCTAATCAATCCAACGGTGTCGATTGCGGTAAGCAGGCAGTAATTAGCCAGCATACCAAAGGAACGCCGACTATAAGCGCACCAAGCGTATATAGCACAACCTGTAATCCAAATGGGGTACAAGGCAAGAAGAGGAGGAGTAGGCACGGTGACGGCCATAGTGATAGAACAG